TTCATCATTAGTTTTTATTTTTGTATGCGCTATATCATGCACATCTAAATCTGCAAGAGAGATATCACTTCCTATTTTGATTTTTTCATTGTCATCGTCATCATCTGCTTCTTCTAATTTACGTCGTTCATGGTTTACTGAACTAATTTGTTCTAAACGTTCAATATCTTTTGGTGCTTCAATAAACTTATTTAAACCATTATTTTCAAATGCAATGTCAACATCACTAAATTTAATAGCTTCTTTTAGATTTTCATTTCTCTCTTTAACCGAGACAGAAACATTTTCTTCGCTAGAGTTTTTGGCATTGTCGTCTTCTAAATTTTCTTTTACAGTAGGATCTTCTACATTTTCTACTTCTTTTTCAATCTCTTCTACTTGTTCTTCTACCTCTACGTCTGTTTCTTGTGTTTCATCCATGTATGCTCTTAAAATATCTTCAACTGGAATACTGTCTCTAATAGATAATAAAATACATTCTTTTACAACTATTTCTAATTCTCTATTATTTTTTTGAATTTGAAGTGGTGCAATATTTTTTTCAAATAAATAAACATTAGTGTATAATTTTCTGGCTACATTAATATAAACTTTATGAATAAATTCATCTAATGACGGAACATTAATATTAACTTTTTTCTGTTTTTGACCTACACGAATGCATGTTAATGATTTTAATTTGATAATATGTACACAAGTAATTAATTCTTCAAGATAACCACAACCACTTTTTTCAATGATTCTTTGTCTCTCTTCTTGTATCATATTAGAATTCCATTTTGGTACCCTACCTATAAAATTTTGAAATGTCATTAAATATTTGTCAAGTTCATCATTTTCTTTACATAATTTCCATGCTTCATCAAATATAGATTTAAATCCATCAATAATTAGTGGTGTCAAGATATGAACTAAACGTGAACACCATTCATTTTGCGATTCTGTTAAACTAGATATAGAATAATCATCCATAATACTAATATATTATCTTTAATAATTTGAATTTAAACTTATTTATTTTATTTATTTTATTTATTTTATTTATTTTATTTATTTTATTTATTTTATTTATTTTATTTATTTTATTTCTAAATATTAAATTTGAAATGCTTTACTATTTATAAACTATTAAATAAAATATTAAATAAATGATATATTCTCTAGTGAAACATCTGGTTTAATAAATAAAAAATTTAGTATAAATAAAATTAATAATTTTTCATTTCTAAATTCTCTCTTTACTTTGTTGAATGTGAGCAATAATTGATATTTTCTAGTTTCATCCATCGTCATTTTTTCAATTGCATCCATTAAATCTAATGCACTATATCCTTTTTCATAAAGATTTGTAGAAAAATTACAAAACTCGTTTGTAGTATTATATTCTTTTGCTTTTTCTAAATTTTTTTTTAACCAAGTATCTTTATTTTTTTCTTTTATGAATTTATATACTTCTTCTACGTGATACTTATTTAAATTCGTATAAACATCATTTACAATCGGTAAAGGTAAATATATCTCACAAAATCTAGATAAAATAGGTTTTAATAATTTATATTTGTCTTCTACTATAATAAAAAATCTCGTGTTATGGCTAAAAAGTTCAATGCATCTCCTTAAAGCGGATTGTCCATCAATAGTTAACTTATCCGCATTAGAGAGAATTATGCTTTTAAAAAAGCCGCTATTTGTATTTGTTTTAGCAAAAAATTTTAATTCCTCTCTTATAAATTTAATTCCTTTTCCATGCGCACAATTAACATACATAACATATGATTTAATTAATTCTTTTTCGTTTTTATAAATCATTTTAATAAAATTATTGACCAATGTTCGTTTACCACTTCCGCTCGGTCCATGAAATATTATATTTGGTATTTTTTCTATATTGATAAAGTATTTTAATTTGTCATAGATTTCAGAATGTATAGTGAGTTCCATTTATTTAAAATATTATTAGATATTTTTAACTCTTTTGTATCAATATAAATAATAAATAACAAATAATAAATAATAAATAACAAATAATAAATAATAAATAATAAATAATAAATAATAAATAATAAATAACAAATAACAAATAATAAATAATATTTTTTGAATTGATTTATTAATTATACTTAAAAATAAATTCTACATTACTAATAACAGAGAAATATGAGAGATTTCAGTTCAATTGATGACGAATTTTCAAACTCATATGGTTTATTATCTAATTCTCAAAGTTTATCTGTATTCTCATTATTATTATTAGAATCTTCTTGCAATAGAGAAAGTTTTTCTAATGGTTATGACAGTTCAGAAATTTCAAAAAGTTTAGAATTTAGTTTTAAGCATAATTATGAAAGTATCTATAGCAGTTGTTTAGATGAAAAAAAGTCGTTTGATAATTCTAAATCTTCCATAAGTTTTTTTTTAAAAAGCGATAGTTACGAATCATCAGAAAAAATAATTTTACCTCCTGTTGAAGAATATAAAATAGTAACAATTGACATGGATATCATAAATGAAACGACGCAAACATTTAATTCTCAGAAGCAAAATATTTTAATCTTGTCTTTTTCCAAATTATTAGATATTGAAGAATCAAATATATTAATAAAACAAATAACAGATACTATCTATGACGAGAGTCTTAAAAAACCTTTAAAAATAGAAATATTATCTATTTCAGGCGTCAATATTATTTTAGATTTTAAAGTAGATTTTGTTTCTGTTGAAGGTGTATCAGATAATATTGTTTATATATTTAATTCAGGACTTTTGGAAAATGAGTTATCTAATAATGGATTACCTATTCAAACAACATTAAATGATTTGTATATAGATGAGTTACCAATTTTAATAACAGATGATGATAATTTAATTATTTCGGAACCACCTAATGATGATAATTCAAATGATAATTCAAATGATAATTCAAATGACAATTCAAATGATAATTATAATAATATGCTAATAGGAAGCATAGTAGGTTCTTTTGCTGGAGTATTATTAATTTTACTTTTTTATTATTATAGTAAAAAAAATAAATTAAAAATAAATCCGATAAATCAAATTGTTAGATTTTCTTCAAATAATAAAATATCTAAAATCATAAAACCTTATTACAAAAAAAATGATAAAAATGATAAAAATGAAAAAAATGATAAAAATGAAAAAAATAATAAAAATGATAAAAATGAAAAAAATAATAAAAAAGATGAAACTGCAATAAATTTATTTAATACTAAAATCGTTCCTTAGATTTTCATGTAAATTATATTATTTTTCATTTATAATATAATTTATTTAAACCATACTCCAACCATATACATTAGAATCAGTAGTTCTAATCGCAGTAAATATTTGAGAATGACCTGTATTTAATTTCCTTGAAGTAGTAGAAAGAGAAGAAATGGTAGAATAAATTATTTGACTTCCACTGGAATTAACTGTTAAATCACTACTAGCATTCGTATTTGTAATTAAATATTGAAAACCAACATTATTACTATCTACTAATGGGAGAGTTGCTGTTCTTGAAGGACCATTAATAGTTTGAGAGTATAAAGAAGTAGCGTCTAATGATATATCAAGAGTTCTATAATCACTTGGATATTGAATACTTGTTCCTGTTAATTGAAAACCATTATCAGTACTTATAATTATTTTATTATTACTACAATCTATATCAAGAGCAGTATTCGCATTAGCATCACTCATAAATATTCTTTTGGCCGCATCATCAACACTAATTGTAGTCCCATTAGTGTTACCTTGAACATCACCAATCGCAACAGAACCACCACTACAATCTACCTCTATACTACCTATTGTTATTAATTTAATAGATTGAGTACCATCATCAACACTAATTTTAGTTCCATTTTGTAAACCATTAACATTTCCCAATTCTATTAATCTATTAGCATCGCTCAATGCTATCTTCGTTCCATTATAACTATTACCAATTGAACCTATATCCAAACTTCCACCTTGAATATCTAATGATATATTGTTATTTACATTAACATTAAATGAAGAACCGCTTTGGAAATTAGCAGAACTACCATAATTAAAAGTTAAGGTTTCGCTACTTAAAGTAGCGGTATTCGTTCCAAGTGCTGAACTATCAGCAAATAAAGCTAAAGTAGAATAATTATTAGGGTCTTTAATAGTGAATGTAGAAGTGTCGTTATATTGTAAAAAAGCAGCAGTTAAAGAAGAACCTAATGAACCACTGGTAGTATCTGTAAAACTGACAGCACTTGGAGAAAGAGAAGAATTAAGGTCGTTAGTTTGATTTAACAATATCTGATTATTATTTAACGTAACAACATTTATTTCTGGTAGGCCACCGTCAGACAATGTAATTTGTGGATTAGTTATTGGATTTATATCTATATATCCAGGAGTTGTTCCAGAAAAATCATCTAATCTTGTTTTTTGAACTCTTAATGAACCTCCAGTTTCAATCCATATTCCATCTAAACCAGAAGGAAGTGGATTTGAACCTTGTTGCGTTAACGCTAAATAAGTTGGGTCAATGCCTCCCTCAACATATAAATTTCCTCTTACAATAACATCACCTGTATATCCTATGCCAGTATATCCCGGGCCAGTAGGTCCTATTATAGTATCAGTAACCCATTGAGAAGGTCCAGTAGGTCCAGGTTCACCTGTAGGTCCAGTAGGTCCTCCAGCCGGTCCAATAGGTCCAATCGGTCCAATCGGTCCAGTAGGACAAGAAGGACAATCCATACAACTTTTTTTGAATTTATTATAACAAGGATAATTACTAAATGCCATTAATAATATAAATATAGAAATAATATTTTTTTATAAATAAATAGACATTTTACAATAGTTAAATATAATATAATTTATGTTATATTTGATTTATAATATAAATTATATTATATTTGATTTATGATATAATTTATTTTTTATTTTTAAATTTAAGGACCTGCCCAACTGTGTAAGCTTTGAGTATAAGGATTTTGTTTAAAAGCAGTCAAAATATCAGGTTGAATTCTTTCACATCCGATTTTTCCATCATCGTATTGTTGACGAGCATTAAATTTTCCGATGCTATCAACCGAAGGAGCACTCATCATGGCTACAGTAGGTCCGGTTCCTCTTACCCACATTCTATTATTATCACGGTCATGGTCACGTTTATCAATCTTAATATTTTCTTCTTGATTAAATATTTGTGTTCCTCCTTGATTAGGTCGGTTAAGATATGTTTTATTAGGATTATTTCTTTGATTATATGCGGCATTATAGTTCATAGAACCTTCTTGGTTGGCTGGACCACTTGAAGGAGCGATATAAGAGCAGTTGGTTGTTTCTCGGTTGTTTTCAATGGCTTGTTGTTTACTGACTAAATAGGCTCCCTCTGTTTGATTTTGAATATTTAAGTGATTATTGTCCAACTTACCTTCTTGCATTTCTCGGTTAGTGGTCTTTGTTCTATCAGCAGGGTTATAAACCGTTCCTAATGGCACTAAAGAAGTAACATTTTCGTATGGTCTAGCATTTCCAACAACATTTTCTTTTCTTGTAGGTCTTAAAGCATCAAGAAATGGGGCAACAACAGCCTTGATTGTTCCACTTATAAATCCAGTTTCATCTGGGTTACAATCCGTCGTGCTTCTATTAGTAGGCAAAAATTTATAGCCTTCGCGTCCATAATCTGCATTAGTAGCGGGGCAATTGCTTCCAACACCACATGTAGGCCCAGTGGTTACATTTTGTTCTGATTCTGTTTTGAATGAAGGGTGATAATTTTGTGGCGCATATCCAGCTTCACCTCCAGATGCCAAAACAGTGGTTCCAAAATATTCTCTAGAGGTGCCAGGTCTAGATACATCTTGTAGCACTTCTATACTTCTAACTTTTTGTGCCTTTTCTTGACCAGTTGTAGTTAACCATCTGTCAGGAGTATTGGCATAATATGTATCTGGTAAATGTTTTTCCACTTTTCCAATAAATCCAGTATTTTTAATATAACTATCAGCGGGTCCTTCGTGACCTTGCAAACCATAAGTAGTTTTTGGATTTGTTAATACTCTCAATTCATCTACATTTCTAGGTAGCCATTTATCACGAGCTTCCATGCCAGAGTTAAAACCGCCTGAACCTGATGAAGTAAATCCTTGATTTAACCCAGGTGCAACAATTTGCTCTTCCCATGGTTTCACATTTGACATTTTTAAACTAGGATTAACACGAGATTGATAAAAGTCACTTTGATTGGGAGCACCATATGCCCACTGTACGTTATCTTGTGGTTTAAATAAAGGTGCTACTTCTTTTTTTCTAAACATTTGCGATCCTGATCCTTGCATATTATCCATAATGCTTTCAGATAAATTGGCGTCGGCAGTTGCTCCTCTAATTTTTGCACCAAAATAAGGTGTCATATTGTTATGTTTAAATTGTTCAGGTGTTATTTCTTGTCCTGATAATGAAACAAATTGAGGAGGCATAATAAGTTCCTGGGCCTGTCTTTCTGAGTTTTTAATATAATTTTCAGGATTAAAAAACTTATCTGTAGTTTGATTGGGGTTAATATATTTTTTAACATTTGCGTCACTTACTGGTTGTAAAACAGGATAATTAACAGGTACATGTGGTATGTTTGGCAAAGCATTTGGATTGCTAGTCATATTTGTAAGGGCTTCTTTTTTTTTATCCTGATTGGATATAAGATACATGCTCCCTAATGCTATAAGTGGAATTGCTAATTCGGCCATTATATATTATATATATAATGGATTATATTTTTTCATTAGTTACCTGAACTACAATTATTTGTAGCATTGCATGTTTTAGATAAATCATTAAAAGGTCCTGTAAAAGAACCAGTATATAAAGGTTGATTATTAGAAATACCTAAGCAAGGTGCTTTACCAACATAATAATCTTTTTCTAATATTCTTGTGCTTAAATTGTTTTGAAAAGGAAAACAAACATTTTCTTGTGGATTTAATGGCAAAATATACCAATTAACTTGTTCTAAATCTCTCGCAGTCCAGGCTGGGTTGGTTGCTCTTGGTTGTTCTGTTATAGTTCCAATAGTTGGATAGTTTATTTTACTAGTTTCTACTGCTGTTTTTTTATAATTATCAACACCTAAGCAATCTTTATTTACTCTTTTTGTAAGTCCTAATAAATCACTTTCTAAATTTATTGTATTTGTTCTTAAATTGGCGCCCCATCCTTGCATTCTAATATAAGGGTCATCAAAATAAGCAGGTTTATCGCCGTTACCTGGGACATTTAATATCCATCTTCCAGGATCAGTGCTTTCTTGTAATTGTTTTTTTATTCTACATGGGTCATCGTGAAATCTGGTAAATGACATTATATATAACTAAGATAAAAATAAAATATTAATAATTCTAAACTTAAATAAATGTTTATATTATTAAATAAATGGTAAAAAAAGCAATATCAACAAAAACAAAAACTGTATGTCTTAATATGATTGTAAAAAATGAAAGTCATATTATTGAAAAAACCCTTAAGATGCTTACAGAAGCATTGGATTTTTCATATTGGGTAATATCTGATACTGGTTCTACTGACAATACTAAGGAAATAATAAAAACGTTTTTTAAAAACTTAAATATTCCAGGAGAACTTGTAGAGCATGAATGGCGGGATTTTGGTTATAATAGAACCAAAGCACTTGAATGTGCTTATAATAAAACAGACTATTTGCTTATTTTTGATGCGGATGATTGGATACATGGAAAATTAGTGTTACCTGATTTGAAAGTTGATATGTATAATCTAACATTTGGTAGTGGATTTGTTTATAAAAGACCATTATTGGTAAATAACCGATTAAAATGGAAATTTGTAGGAGTTCTACATGAATACATAGTAAGCGAAGAAAAAAAAACAGAACTTGATATTACTGGCGATTATTACGTTGAAAGTGGTAAATCAGGCTCTAGAAGTCAAGATCCTCAAAAATATTTAAAGGATGCTCTTGTGTTAAAAAATGCGTATGAAAATGAAAAAGAAAATGCATTAAAAGCAAGATATGCATTTTATTGTGCTCAGAGCTATATGGATGCAAATATGAATGAAAATTCAATTGAGTGGTATAAAAAAGTAGTACAAGGTGATAATTGGAATCAAGAAAAATATTATGCTTGTTTAATGATATCCCAATTGTTATTTAAAATTGGAAAAAATGAAGAGTCTATTTTCTATTTGGCAAAGGGAGATGAATTTGATACAGAACGAATAGAACATATAACTAGAATGATGGAATATTATTATCAAAAAGGTATACATTTATTAGTCAATTTAATTTATGAAAAATATAAAAATTATAAAGAAAATTCTATTAATTATGCTAGCAAATTATTTTTGTCTATGAGCGATTATATGTATAAAATAGAATATTTGAACACTATTTCTGCATATTATGCGAGAAATTACTCAAGCGGTTATGATAGCTGTAAAAAAGTAATAAATTCAAAAGAAGTTCCTAATTACATAATGGAAACATCAATGATAAATATTAATTTTTATAAAAATATACTAGAAACAGATACTATACAAAATATTCAAGAACTTTTCAAAAAATTTAATACTCATGCAAATAATAATTTTAACAGTAAATATATTGAATCATGGAACGCATTGTATAATAAAATAAATTTTTCCAATTATAATGGCAATGTCGTTTCTAAAATAAAAAACAAAGAAAATCCTAAAATTTTATTATCAATGACTACATGTAAAAGGTTTGACTTATTTGAAAAAACTATTAATTCTATATTTAATCAGTGGAAAGATTTTGAGCTTATAGATTATTGGTTTTTAGTAGATGATAATTCAAGTGATGAAGATAAAAATAAAATGAAAAAAAATTACCCATTTTTTGATTTTTATTTCAAATCAAAAGTTGAAAAAGGTCATCGTGCAAGCATGAATATCATTTTTGATAAATTAAATAAATTAAAACCTCAATATTGGATACATTTAGAAGATGACTTTGTTTTTTATGATAATATGCAGTATATAATTACAGCCATAAAAGGATTAAAATTGCTTGAAGATGACAAAGTAAAACAAATATTATTTAATTATTGTTATGCTGAAACAATTAAAGATTATGAAGTGAAAGGTTTTATTGATAAAAAAAATGGATTTTTATTACATGATTATCAACCTAATAAAAAATTTAACTATCCAAATAGCCAATACTGGCCACATTATAGTTTTAGACCGTCTTTAGTTGATGTTTCTACTATATTAAAATTAGGTAATTTTGATAGTGAAAATCAATTTTTTGAAATGGATTATGCTCATAAATGGACTACAGAAGGATATAAATCCGCTTTTTTTAATAAAATAACAAATAGACATATAGGTAGATTAACAACTGAAAGACATGATAAAAATATTCCTAATGCTTATGAATTAAATAATGAAAACCAATTTCATAACAATAAAAATCCAAATAACAATGAAAATCATAGTAACAATGAAAATCATAGTAACAATGAAAATCATAGTAACAATGAAAATCATAGTAACAATGAAAATCCAAATAATAAAAACTATATAAAAATTATAAATCTAGAAAGGAGACCTGATAGAAAACAATGTGTTATTGAAAAACTCACAAAAGAAAACATATTAGATTACGAATTTATTGAAGCAGTTGATGGATTAAAATTAACTAAACATAGCAAAGATATTAAAATATTTAAAGGAAATGATTTTGGCAATAGAAGAGGATTTATAGGTTGTGCTTTGACACATTTTTACTTATGGAAACAATTATTAAATGATCATGAAAGAGACTTTTATTTAATTATGGAAGATGATTTTGAATTATGCAAAAACTTTAAAGAAAAGATAGAAGTTTTGAATAGTGAAATGAAAGAAAAACCAATTATATTTTTAGGATATCATATGTTTGAACATAATAGAAAAACTTTAAGAAATATTTATAATGTTGAAAGTAAAGAAACAAAAATTGTAAAGTTAGATAAAAATTTATATATTGGAGCAACACATTGTTATAGTATTAATAAAATTGGAGCCAAAAAAATGTTAAAATATATATCAACAAATGGTATAAAACATGGCATAGATTATGTAATGGGAAAACTAAACTTTGAGATTTGTTATGAATCACAACCACATTTAGCATTTGCAGAATGGAATGAAAATAATAAAGAAATAGATACTGATATTCAAAATGTTTACGATGGTATTGAATTGCCTGATGATAATGAAATGAAAACAATTGTTTTTCATGACAATTCACTCTGTGAAAGAGGTACTACTATGTCAATTTATAATTATGCTTATTATAATAAAAAACTATTAGGAAATGAATCAATAATATTATATGAAAAAAATAATAAAAATAACGTTAAAGAAGTAATTGAATTATTTAGTAGTCAATTTAAAGTTTGTTCTTATGAAAAATGGAGTGAAGTTGACAACATTTTATTAGAAAATAATTGTGATATTTTATATTTACAAAAATCAGGAGAAGATGATGGTAAGATATCTAAAATTTGTAAAACAGTTATTCATTGTGTTTTTAATACTTCATGTTTTCATGGAGATATTTATTCAAGAATATCCAATTCATTTGGTAATCCTAAATACCCGATTGTTCCTTACATTGTTGACTTACCGAATGTAGATAGAGATATGCGTGAATTACTAAATATTCCAAAAGATGCAGTTGTATTCGGTAGACATGGTGGTTTTTATCAATTTGATATAGAATATGTTCATAAAGTTGTATATGACATTGCTTACAATAACAAAAATATTTATTTTTTATTTTTAAATACAAAAAAATTTTGCGAAGATTTATATAATATTATTCATTTGGAAAAGATTATTGATTTGAATAAGAAGACAGAATTTATCAATACATGTGATGCGATGTTATGGGCCCGAAGCGATGGGGAAACATTCGGTCTTTCAATAGGAGAGTTTTCTATAAAAAATAAACCAATTATAGCAACAAAATGTGGTGATTTGTCTCATGTAGATATTTTAAAAGGAAATGCTTTATGGTATCAAGATCCTGATAGTTTAAAAAATATTTTAATTAATTTTAATAAAAATGAAATGAAAAATAAAGATGATTGGAATTGTTATAAAGAATTTTGTAGTGAAGTTGTAATGAAACAATTTAATGATGTTTTTATAAATAGCATAGGTCAATATAATATTGAAGAAAATAATATTGAAGAAAATAATATTGAAGAAAATTTTATTTTTATACCTGGAAGAGATCAAATAAATTATGATTTATATTATCACAAAAAAACCATTAAGGAATGTATGAAAATTGCTTTATATGATGAAAATTGTAAAGGTTTTAATACATTAGGATTTTTTAAGAGTAATATAGAATCTTTAACACCTTCTCAATATTTTAGTACGAATGATGGAATATTTATAAAAAAAATTATACAAAAAAATATAACAAAAACTATACAAGTAAATGAAAAATTAGAAAACCATGATAAAAATTCTGATAAAATAAATAATAAAAAAAATAATAATGTTGATAATATTATTTTAAAAATTAATGAAAATGAAGATAAAATAAGAGTAAAAATGTTATGTAACTGGTGTTCTTCAGATGATTTATGTAAAGAATGGTACAGAATGATTCAATGTAATATTTGGAAAAACATAGAAATAACTAGTTCTGATGAAAAAATTGATTATTATGTTATAATAAATAAACCAAATAATGCAAATGATTATTATATTCCAGAAAAAACATTAATATTTCAAATGGAACCTTGGGTAAAAGATGAAAATAAAAATTGGGGAGTTAAAACATGGGGAGAATGGGCTTCACCTGATGAAAGTAAGTTTTTTTATGTTGGTACGCATAAAAAGTATTTGAATAATGTTCAATGGCAAATAAATATTCCCGCTTCTATGCCAGAAAAACGTTTGAATAAAATTATTTCTATAATAAGCGAAAAAAACTTTGATGACGGTCATATAAATAGAATAAAATTTATTAAGTTCTTAGAAAGGAAGAACGAAAAATCGGTTATAGATGTGTATGGAAGAGAGAATTATCATAAATTTAAATGTTATAAAGGCAAGTTAAAAGATGATAAAAAGGAAAATCATTTTATTAATTATAAATATTGTTTATCTGTTGAAAATAACTATGAAACTAATTATGCAAGTGAAAAAATATGGGAACCTATATTATGTGAACAATTATCCTTTTATTGGGGTTGTCCAAATCTAGAAGAATATATAAATCCAAAAGCATTTGTGAGACTAGATTTTAATAATTTTACAGAATCATTAGAAATAATAAACAAAGCAATTAAAGAAAATTGGTGGTATCAAAGAATTGAAATAATACGTGAAGAAAAACAAAAAATATTAAATGAATTGGGATTTTTTCCTAGACTAAAAAATATATTAGAAACAAAACAAAAATGAAACAAAAATGAAACAAAAATGAAACAAAAATGAAACAAATATTTAAGCTATTTTATAATTAATTATTTTATAATTGATTATGAAATATATTACAATTTCTCTTTTAATGTTAAAGATATAGTATCATTAAGAATTCTACCATCCCAATTGTTTTGTCCTATTGGCCAATCACTATCTATTCCAATATGCGAAACATCAACATTTAATATTTTATTATTAGCAAATTGTTTATGAAATTTTATATCACAGTGACCACAATTAAAAGATTTTTCATATAAATATTTATTAGATTTATATAATTGAAAATAACCAGCAATTTTCCAATTTGCATTTGTTTTTATTTTATCACTTATTTTGCTTATTATTTTATTATTTTTATAATCATCATAAGTTAAATAATTTATTCTATCATTTACATTATAAATTGTATCATCTTCTATAGTAGTATTCATAAAAGCATCTCCAAAAGATAACGGTAAAATTATATCAGAATCTATTATTAAAATTGTTTCATTGGTATAGTATTCATTTATTTTATTTTGAGCTAATAGAATAGCACCTCCTTTGTCAAAATTATTATTATTATTTTTAAAATCATAATACAAAATTTCTATTTTATTATCTACATTATTTTCATTAATTAGATCAATTGTTGCTTTATCATTTTTCTCAGTAATTATGTACCATTTTTTATAAAATATTCTATTATTTAAACAATTAACTAATAAATCACTATAATTTGTTGAAACTGTTATAGCTATTATATCAAAAAAATTATTATTTGTAACATGTTTTAATTTCCAAGTACTCCAATCAAAATTATTCCATTTATATAAATTATTAATTAAACTATATCCTTCCTTTTGTACAATTGCTTGATTTTCATATAACCAACATTTATAATTTGGGTTTATTAATGTCGTATACAACCAATCGGTTCCTCTTCCATTTGCAAGTAATTCATTTTTATCTAATGATTTATAAATGTTTAAAACAATATCGTAAAGACAATTTTTTACAATGTAAGCATGATTGCACCATATAACACCATTTATCCATCCTTTCATTATTTTTTTATAATCAGTTAATATTCCTCCAAAATATAACATGTCCCAGTTTTCTGGATATTCTTTTATATTTCTAATGTCGTTTCTAAAAACAACATCATCTTCACATATCATTATAGAGTACAAATTTTTTTCTTTAGCATATTCAATCGCTTTCATATGTGATTCTAAACAGCCAAGTAAAGGATGAACATGTTTTTTATTTATCATTAATTTATGTTGAAGTTCATATTTTTCAAACTCATTTTTTATTCTTTTATGATTTTCAGGATATTCCTCTAATGTTAAAACAACAATTTCATCATAAGGATTTAAATTATTCCTAGAAAAATTGTTTCTATTGTTATTCCAAAATTTATTATTGATTAAAACATCTCCTAAAATTGTTTCAAATAAATGTATTCCATATACATCTTCATTTAAATATTCTTCTATGTTTTCAAATTTATCTCTTTCCTCCCATCTAAATGGAAAAAAATATTTACTTTCTAATATATTTATATTGTATTTCAATATGTAAGATTTATTTTTATCTAAAATTCGTTTATTTTGTTCTCTAATATGGTAAGCCCAGTTTTCCATCCTAAGACCTGTTTTAAAACTTTCAAGCCATATTTTTATGAATTCATTTTTAGGTTTACATGCTATAAAGGCATTAATTAAACCTCCACCGCGAACATTTTCTTCTGAAATATATAAATCATTTCCTGAGTTTATTATATTTTGAAAATTTTTAATAATTAACATGTCAATGTCAAGATATATTCCTCCATGTTCATATAATAATTCTAATCTAACAACATCTGCTTTATATTGAAAATGATTTAGTACAAATCCATCATAGGTTTCTGGTATTATAACTGACTTGATTGTAAAATATGGTTTTAATTCATCCCAATATTTATTTCCTACAGGTTCCTTATTATTATACATTAATATTTTGTAATCAGGCATATTTTTAATCATAGATTTAATGCATTGATAATGAAATACCATAAATTCCGTTTCACCAAAATACAATAAATGAATAATTTTGGGAATAGGTTCATGATTTCTTGGATAAAGTTTTGTTAAATTGCACATAGTAAAAAATCGCTCGGTTTCATCCAATTCATTATCATTATAGATTTCTTCTAATGATTTAATTGCTTTTGGATGATTTCCATAAAAATTGGCATATCCACTCCAAAATTTTATTTTTCTGAGCTCATATGAATTAATCTCATTAAAGTATTCAATATATAAATCACATACTTTATCTAATTCTGTTAAATTATTTGTAACATAAAAAGTGTTGGCTAAATTATATAATTGACTTTTGCTATTATTTTTATACTCAGTTACAACTTCTTCTTTTTTATTATTAGTTACAACTTCTTCTTTTTTATTATTAGTTACAACTTCTTCTTTTTTATACCCTGCAAAATTAAAATCTATTTTTTCATAGTCAATATAATCATTTTTTTTAAATGGTGTAAATATATTACTATTCCATCTGGCTCCAAAATTAATTCCAGAAGTAAAAAAACTCCAAGGTTTTAAATCTTGTCTATCACATAGCCAAAATTCACAATCATGCCTAGATTCAGAAATACGGTTTTCGTCTAATAAAGGCAATTTATTTATGTACTCTGATTTTGTCCACCAATAATTGCCACTGTAATGTGATTTATAAAATATATATCCATAAGGATTATTAACATACCAAGTATCAGAACTTTTTGGATAATAATTACATCCTACTGTGTCATAATCTATTAGTTTATCTAAGCAATATTTATATTTTTCAATATTAAAATATTCTAAAAAATCAATCCAATCTTTAATTTTATTATTTTCATGTAAAAGACCTTTGCAATGAAAATATAAAATATTACAATCCTCTTCTCTACTAATTTTTTGAATTAATTTTATTGCAGATAATTCATATAATTTTAAATTTGTTCCAAAATTATAAATTTCTACTTTTGGATGTTTCCATATATCACTTAACTCACTAATTATATTTTCTTCACCTAAATAAGAAATTTTAAGACCTTTACAGTTTTCATCTTCTAAAATTCCAGAATAAATAACTTTATCATAACTAGATTTAGTCAAATTTTTCCATTTTTCATTTACAGTAGCAATATGATAAATAATATAAAATGGTTTATTATTTTCACGAGGGTTTTTATAATTTAATTCAAAATTTCCATCATGATTGATTAAATTTAATTTTACAGTTTTTTTTATTCTTTTATTTTTAACATTTTCAATTATATTTTCTAAAGTTTCATATATTGGTTTATTATAACGTCCGTAACTTAATCCTCTTCCTTGTGAGTAATCTTTGCTATATAATTCTTGAATGTAATTATTATCTTTCATAATATTCCAAGCTTCATTTACTCCTAGATTCCAATGCATTATATTTTTTTCATCATTAATAGTGTCATTTATTATTAAAATTGTTTTATTGTTAGATAATTTTTCACAATTATATAAATCTTTTATAACAAAATCAAATTTATGTCCTCCATCTATAAAAATAATATCAAATTTTATATCTGTAGATTTTATAAATTCTGGTAGAGTTATACTACTATCTCCGATTATTAGTGTATGTCTATTTGGAAATGTTTCATCAATAATTTTTTTACATTCATTTACATAATGATATTCACCTAAATCAAAACTTACAATATTTGCATTTGAATTTGCTAAAAATAACATACTACTATGTCCACAATGAAATCCTATTTCTAAAATATTCTTACATTGTGAAGCAGACTTTACAATATTTATTAAATCTGTAACTTCTTCTTTTACTTGTAACGAATGCCCTTCAAATAAATTATATTCTTTTACTTTTTCATCTATTAATCTCGTATATGATAATGTTAATACATATTTTAAAAATTCATTATCTGGTTCTTTTTCCAATCTTATTTCACTATTTTTTTTAATTTTTGACCAAATGTTTCCATAAAAGTTTAAATAATTGTTTAAATCATAAAAATAGTAACATTCTTTGTAAATACTTCCTTCACAAAGTTTCATCATAGAACATTCTTCTGCTTCTAATGACGGATAACAATTTTCGCAAAATTGATGGTTGCCTGTATGATAAAGATAAGATCTATTTTTTAATAGAGGGTCAAAAAGACTACCTAACTCTAGACAAGTTAAATTGCTATTTAATGAAAACCATTCGTGACATAATATTCTTCCCAATGGACCGCATAAACATATAACAACATCATTATTATGAAACAATTTCCATTCATTTTTGATTCGTTCATAATCTGTTTCAAAAGCATATTTATCTGATACTTCAATTGTCTTGTAAGGAATAATGTTATATAAACCTAATTTATGAATATTTTTAATATTACCATTATTTGTAACCACTATTACATTTCTTTTATTCATATTTGTTTTTAATACTTCTAGTGTTTTATTTACATTAGTATTAATTAAAATATTAGCATCTAGTACATTAGTCATTTTATTTTGTTCAATTACTATGTTATTTAAAGCTGTTTGTAAATGATGATTATTGCAATTTTTACAAGGTAATCCAATATAATAATTGGGGTGTCTAAAGTTTAAAGCATTTTTTATCTTTTCAGCCATTAAAGGTGATGATTTTTCATCACCTCTGGAAATACCAGTTGAATCTGGATTTAATCCTGATATTTCTCCATCATTTAATTTAATAAAACATAACGGTGTTTTATTTTCTAAATGTTTATATATTAATTCAACTTTTTCCATTTAATATTATTAATTATCATATTTATAAGATTAAAACGTAATAATTATTTAAATATATAATTTAATTTGGTACGGGGAATGGTCGTTGATTATCTAAAACAACAAGTGGTTCTGGTATAAAAAGTGGTATTCTCTCAAAGAAACTTACATTGTCAACATTTTTGAATTCAGGAACAACTGGTGATTGAGGATTTACTAAATTCGTTGAGCCAGTACCTCTTAAATAACTTTCTATGTCAACTGGGTTATAAGATAAAGTATCGCGTGACATGTGACTTGGTGTGATACCTAAACAAGGAATTGCTGGTCTATAAGCAGGTCCGTAACTTGAATGTTGATAATCTATCCATTTATAAGAGCAATTATAACTTCTTTGTTGAAGTTTATAATTTTCTGGTGTGTTATTATTTCTAGTTGAAGCCATTTATATATAAATTATTTATTTTATTTAAAATATAATAATTTATTTTTTATGATAAATCATATTGTCATAAATTGAAAGAGTAATAGCAAAACACATTGCAAAAATCCAACTATCATATGATATATAAGATTTTTTTGTGAAAAGTCTTGCCATTGTCATATAAAATGTTATTAATGAAGCTATTGTCATTACAAATAATAATAGATGATCAAGTATCATTTATATATTTGATTATATTTTTTGCGGTAAATGTCTAAATATTATATAAAAAATGAAGTAGAGTTATTTTTATTTTATTATCTATCTATTTGTTCAATTAAATTTTTATATCTCTCTTTACTAATGTCTGATGTGTTAATTAAATCAATTATGCATTCATGAGTTAAATAAAAATAATCATATGTTAATAAAAAAAGAACTTCTAAATTTTGTCCTTCAACTATATTTAATTTTTCACTCATTTTTTTCATAATATTTTTTCCTTTTTCATTATTTTTTAATAAATCGGTTATATAAATTAATGCTTTATTGATTTTTTCGCCATCCCAATCTTCTAATTCAAATGCTTGTAAATATTGAAGTCTATAAAGCGTTTCACTGTCTAGTTTATCTTCTATTAAATTATATGTACATCTAAAGGTAGCATCATACATATAATTTTATTATGATATAGTTTTAAATAATAGTTTTTATTTATATTTTTTATTTATATTTTTTATTTATATTTTTTATTTATATTTTTTATTGTAATATAGAAGTTCTCATATAAAATGGGCGTTTTACACCTTTCGACATTTAAAATGCCGATTTTGAAAAATTTATGAAATTACAATTTTAGAAATTGATACTCATTTATTAACTTTATTTAAGAAAAGTTAATAAAAATATATAAATATTTAGAAATTTTAATTGTCCAAAGTTGTAAATGAGAAAATGTGTAAAATGTCCCAAAGATGTAAAATGTTTATACCTTTACTCTATTTCCTTTTATAAATACAATATCATATACGTTCCATAAGGTATTTTTAAAACATTCATACATTATATCATCTAAAAATGGCATATTATATTCTTGTGGTTTTTTATAACTAAATGTAAAATCAACGTTTTTATAATAAGGTAATAATGAACCTATATTCCATTTATTTTTAATTATGTATTTAGACATTAAAACTTCTTTATTCCAAATAGCATCATCAAATGTTTTTGCATAATTAGTAATACTAAATATTTTACAATTAATTAAATATTTTAATGTAGTTTTGTCCATTGAAAAAATATAGGATTGTACGTGTGATTTATTCAAAGGGTCTCTACATGTGTTTATTGTGCTTCCAAACAGTTTTACATTATCTTGTAATCCATTTATATATATGTTGGTCCATTTGTCTTTATAATAAGATGGAAGAAATGGTCCAATTACTGAAGAATTTATAAATATAAAGTTATCATAATTTTCATATAAATTATCTGTCAGTAAAGCCTCACTCCATCCACCAAAATCATAACCGATATTATCTCTAAATAATGTTTTTACATAATCAGGAACTTCAAATTTATTATTTTTATTATTTGATATTATAATAAAATCAACATTTTCATCATTAAAAATACAATTTTCAATAAAATGTTTTACTCTATCATTATAAATATGAAATACATATAAAACCAACAATTTATTCATAAAATAATATATATTATTTATTATTTTATTATTTTATTATTAAACGTGTAAAATGATTAACATTTTACACATTTTCTCATTTGTATATTTTTATTAATTTTTCTTAAATAAAGTTAATAAATGATTAATAATTTATAAAACAAGAATTTTCTAAACTTTTTAAATTCGACATTTTAAATGAGAAAGGGTATAAATGTCTAGAGGTGTAAATGAGAAAATGTGTAATATATTCAAATTTATAAATAATAGTTATCTAATATTGATGAATTCCATGTTGTTTAAAATAATCTTGGTCTCTCGTTAAATCTCGGGAAGGTAAACCGCCTCTAATCCATCCGTCTGCTGCTACGCCCTCTACTAAATTGGCGGGATTTGTCACAGTTGCTTGAATGGAAGGCAATAATGGATAATTTGTATAAGGCATGTAAGAAATTTCAGCAGTTGTATTAATGCTCTTTCTATTTTGAACCATATCACCTTGCTGAATTTGTGATTCTAAAATAGAATTGCTTTCGCCTCTTCCTAAAAAGGGGACAGTTGCAAAAGGCCTTTGAAATAAACTAATTCTACATTTTGGTTTAGATAAATCAGCTATTGTTAATTTAGAATTGTAATCAATATTGCAACCTCCAATGCCTACCTGGTGGCTTCCGCTATAGAAAACACTTGGTTGACTTGTAGCAAACGCAATTGCATTTGACATGGGGCATTGAGGGTAAAAATTTGTTAACATATAATTTGCATTTTTAACGTCTTGAATGGAACGTTGGTCTACATAACAGTTATCATTTCCAATTCTTGTCATATTTTGAAATGTGTAATCACTAACACTAGCCATATCTATATATATTATATATTATATAAAATATATTATATAAAATACATTTTACTAAATTTAAATGTTTTAAATGTTTTAAATATTTTAAATATTTTAAATGTTATTTTGACTTTAAACATTATTGTTTTATTATTAAATTTAATATAAGTTATATCTTGGATTATCTCTCGTACAAGCCAAACCATTTCCTTCTTTGCAAGATATCATATCTCCATAAAGAAAATCAGCAAATCCAGTCTGATCATTTGGAATTTTAGTGTTTGGTGTAGCATAAAATGTTCGCATTGATTGATCAAATTCAAAAGCATCTCCTAAATCTCTAAATAATCGCTGGTCTATATTCGGGTCTTTAAATTCACTTGAAACAAATTTTTCAGTATTACCATTTATTAGTTTTTCAACTTCTTTATTAAATGAAGGTGCTGCTTGTTTACGATTAGGATTATCGGCTATTTCAGTCAATAAAACATTCATAACAGGATTTGTTTCTGTAGGCGATGTAAAGTTTGGTTTCATTAAATCATAATATTTTGCGTTTACACTTGAAAAATTTTCCACAATTTTAGGTTTACTAATTTGTTTATTATTTCTTACAGTATATAATAAAGCTAATATAGCTAAAGTTATAACACCTGTAATAACAATTTTAAGAGTTTGAGTTATTAAATATCCTAAAAATGTTAAAATTATTATCAATCTACTAATAGCATTTAATTTTTCTTCAACAGTCATTTTACTATTTGGATAAATCTGAGTAATATTATCAGAATTAAATAATATCTTAGGTTCTGTTGTCCAAAATGGAGTATTCATTATATATATATCTTCATTATTTTTATTATTTATAATTACTTATTTAATCTTTCTTTTTTTTATTTTTTTTCTTATTATTACTTGATGGTTGAGGTCTTGCGCTTTTTTCAACTTTTTCACCTGTACTAAATATAAGATTTTCTATGTCGCCATCTTTTCCAGAATTTAATAGTTTTAATATAGCGGCTTCCTTTTCTTCTTCTTCTTTGCTAATTGATGTTTTTTCAATCTTAACATTTGTTTGATTTTCATTTAATCGTTGCTTCATGCGTTCTTTTGTCTTAGCTAATTTTAAGTTTTTATCTAATTGACTTTGTACTGCACCCATATTAACTTTTGCATTTCTTCCACCGAATCCTGCCATGTTAGGCATACCCATCTTACCTAACATACTTTGAATATTTTCCATCCCAGGCATATCTCTCATTTTTTTAACAAGTTCACTTGCTTCCTCAATCAATTCGCTTTCTTTTAACTCGCCTGACTTTATTTTTTTATCTAACTTATCGCCTACATTCTTAACCAATCCCATAAGTTTTCCTGGATTTTTAAACATATTTTTAAAATATCCATTTGCATCTGTCATATTTTCAGGGTCAATGTTTAATTCTGCTGCGGTTTCTTCTGCAATTTCTCTGGCTAATTTGCCGAGTTTTCCATCCATCATTCCAGAAATATGGTCATGCATTTGTTTTGGGTCAGGCAACTCATCTAAATTTATTCCAGAAGGATCGTTTAAATTTATATTACTATCTTCAAACATGTTTTTCATGCTGTTAATTGTTTCCTCTAATTTGCTTTTAAATTCGTCTTCATTTATAGATTCAAATAATTTTGCTGTATCTCCGAAACTATCACCATCTGATATATTGCTTACGATTGAAAAAAGAATTAATTGCAAATATTTCCACATAGTTTCTCTAGTAGTATCAGTGATTTCGCATTTCCATAGTTCTTTAAATTCAATGCCAGGAAGAAATTTAGTGTTTATTTCATGATTTGTAAATATGTCTTTGTTTTGGTAAAGAATATCAAAAAATCTCTCTGGGAAAACAGATTTACAGTACTCATAGACTCTAGTTAAACTTACATCATTGTCGGTATTTTTTAATAGATGAATTAAGTCATCGTCAAAATTCTCTTGAAGTTCTGGAAATGTAGTCAATAAATCTTTGCAGAATTCTACAATAATCTTTTTAAAATCTGTTTTGGATTTTTCCTTTTGTTCTTTTTCCGTTTGTTGTTTTTCAGTTTGTTCTTTTTCAGTTTGTTCATTTATTTCTTTTTCAGACATTATATAATTAAATATATATATAGATTTTTTAAATCATACTTATTTAATTATATAATTCGGATAATTTTGTTAAATTTTGAATATATTTCATACATTTATCTTGATTTTCTTTTCCCATATTTTTAATAGGTTCTCTTAATCTATTGATTTTATTTGCAATGCTAGAAGCATCATCCATTTCATTCAAATCATCGGAATAATCTTTGTCGATAAAAAAAGATATATCTCCATTTAAAATTTGATTCTTGTATTTTTTAACAATATGTTCATTCCAAATCTTTATAATTAATCTCGGATTCATTTTCTTTATAGTAAGTAATGTGGTTTTAGAAGCCTGAATGTCTAAATCATTTGGAAATACACTTTGAATATCATTTAAAAAATCAACAAAATGATCATTGAATGTTTTTAATATGTTTGATTTATCCATTATATATATTCTTAATAAATGTCTTTTTAAATATGTTAATAAGTAATTAAATTTTATTTTAATAAATTAATTATTTAATCTGAAAAATTGTGGTTTTATTTGTTTCTCTCTAAATTCTATGCAGGTTTTATATGTTTTTAAATATTCACTATCATCATGAATTGCATGAATGTATTCTAAATCTTTTACTATGTGAAATTCTACATCTTTAAATTGTTGAAAAACTAATAAAATAAAATACATTACATCGCATGCTCTGATTAAGTCCATTAAGTTAGGGTTTGTATTCATTTTTAAATTTGTTATAATATTTTTTGTCAAAACATAATTTCCTGTATTGATTAATACCCCAAAATCTGGTTTTTTTAAAAATGAAATAATATTTTCTTTTCTAATAATTTCATTTTCATAAGATTTAAAATTAAAATTTGTTTTGGCAAATGAAGGTGCTAAAATAAAATGTTCGCTTAATATTTTTTTATATAATTTTATATAATCTCTTATTTTTTTGAAATAATCTCTCTCACAGAAATTGTCAGAATCTATTAATGCAATGTAATCATGACTAGCCATCATACAAACCTTTATTTTATTTAAAAAAACTCCTAGAATATTGTTATTTTTATACAGTTTAAATTTATTTTTTATATTTTCATTATTTTCCATAATTTTTTTATATTTTTTTATTATTTTATTATAATCTTTTCCGTCTTCATCACATATAACAATTTCATCAATTATTTTTTCATCTAAATAACAAAGATATTCATCTAAGTGATTTGATAAAAACGTATCAAAACGTCCTTTGGTTGGGATGCATAGAGAGATTTTAATATTAATGTCATCGGTTGACATTTTTAAATCAGAAACTTGTTCTATATTCATTATTATAAATAAATATATAAATAAACAGGTAAATAAGTTTAATTTATTTTTTATCTATATTTATCTATATTTATCTATATTTATCTATATTTATTAGTTGAAACAGCTACATTATAATAAAAATTATCAAAGTTCTGGTCTTCTACAAAATCAATAATATTATAAAACCCAATTCCATTTAAATACAAAATAAAACTAGCAGCACAATCCTCAATTGTATATGGATATGATTGTGTAAATTCATCAAAATGAAAAATATCATAATTTATATTTTCCATATGTTGAACCAAACAATTACAACTTTTATTTGAAATATAATACATATTACCACCGACTCCTATATCTATCTTAGGTCTTTTTATGTATTTTGATATATCTACATTTTTTAAATTATGTTGAGGATTTAAAACATCTTCTTGATGATTCAAATAATAGTCACACATGAAATAATCTTCTTTTACTTCTTTTAATTGTGATAATTTTGGATTAAATATAGAATGTTTTACTGGAGAACATCCCATTAAATCAAGTTTAATTGGAATTTCTAAAAATTTCGTCAGGTTATCTTCATTAAATACTAAATCATCTCCACAACGCAATACGCCTTGTTTTATTTCATAAATTTCATAAATATATTTTATAGATAAAACTAATTTTTTAAATAAATGAATATATGAATCTTCACATTTAACGGTCATTAAATTTTCATTTAATTTATATTTACACTCCAAAAAAAAGTCACCAAGAACATATATTACTTTCCAACCGCTATATTCATTATTTTTTAATCTAAATTCTTTCAATCTAGTTTTTTCATGTTTTTGACAACTTATTATGAGTATTATTCCTTCAACAATTTGTTTTTTTTGAAACTCCATTATTAATTATAATTTAAATTATTCCATTTAAATTATATTCATTTGTATTTATTTGTATTTATTTGTATTTATTTGTATTTATTTGTATTTATTTGTATTTATTTGTATTTATTTGTATTTATTTGTATTTATTTGTATTTATTTGTATTTATTTTCATCTATGTTGTATTTGAGAATTTCTGCTTTGTTGCAATTTTTCAACCGAAACTTGGCCTATTTTGTCTGGCTGGTATTTATCTTCTGGAGTATTTATTTTATCACTATTTTCAAGTGTGGCATAATGATGCATTTGTCTTAAACCACCATCTCCTTTTGCTTGTAAAGCATCTGCTGATTGATCTAAAAAACTATAATTGTCGGAAACAACACCAAATCCAGACCCATTAAAAGAAAATGCCATTGGTTCACCATTAAAATTAGTTGCTGTTTGATTAATAACTTGTTCTTGTGGTCTTAAATGACTTAAAATATTGTCTTTCCCAGTAACAACTTGATGATTTTTATTTATTAATATAAGTGAAGGTACTTTTGTTACATTTGGAGGTAATATGATTTCTTGATTGTTTGTCAATACAATGTATATCATTCCATTTGGCTTTCTTACTCGGTTGTCTATACAAAAATAATGAATATCTTCCTTAAGTTTAGTTTTTGATAAAATTTGTAAAAGTTCTTTGCTATTTTGGCAATAATTGCTATAATATAAAACTGAGCTCATTATATACCTATGTTATTTTTGAGTTAAAAATTAAACTCATATAAAAATATAAATTATAAAAAATTGATTTAATAAATATGTTATATTAATATAGTATAACAACAATGGAACCTAGAATTAACATTCTTAATGAGGACGATAATATTTTAAAATTTAGACTAAGCGGAGTTGATGTTAGTTTAGCGAATGCTATTCGCAGAATTATACTATCTGATATTCATTGCTACGTATTTAGAACAACGCCTTATTCTGAAAACAAAGCTACTATATTTATAAATACATCACGTTTAAATAATGAAATTATTAAACAACGTTTGAGTTGTATACCAATTCATATTTCTGACCCAGAATTTAATTTTAAAGATTACAAGTTAGAAATTGATGTTAAAAATGATAGCGATACTATTAGAATTATTACTACTGAAGATTTTAGAATTAAAAATATTTCAACTGATAAGTATTTATCTAAAGAAGGATTGAGAAAAATATTTCCTCCTAATACTATTTCTAATGAATATATTGATTTTGTGCGTCTTCGCCCTAAAATTTCAGATAACATTGATGGAGAACATTTAAAAATGGAATGTTTGCTTGATGTTGGCTATGCTAAACAAGATGGTGCATTTAATGTAGTGTCTTGTTGCTCTTATGGTAATTCGCCTGACGCAATTGCTCAAAATAAAGCGTGGTCTGAAAAGGAAAGTAAATTAAGGTCAGAAGGAGAAAATAAAGAAGAGATTGAATATAATAAAAATGATTGGATGGCTCTTGATGCCAATCGTTATTTTGTTAAAGATAGTTTTGATTTTGTAATTGAAACACTCGGAATTTATGAAAACAGAGAATTGGTAAAAATGGCTTGTCAAATAATGATAGAAAAACTTAATAAATTTGCAGAAAGTATAGAAAAAGGACCAGAACTTATTTCTAATATTGATACAACAATTAAAAATTGTTATGAAATTATTTTGAAAAGAGATGATTACACTGTTGGAAAAGCATTAGAATTTGTTCTTTATAATAAATATTATATTGAAAAAAAGGAACTTTCATATTGTGGATTTAGAAAACCGCATCCTCATATTGATATTAGCTTAATTCGTTTAGCATTTAAAGCTCAGACGGAAAAACTAGAAGTAGGAAGTATGTTATTTAAAGTTGTTGACGATTTGATTACACTTTATAGGAATTTGGAGACTATGTTTTAAAAATAACTTTTATTATTTAATTATTTAATTATTTAATTATTTAATTATTTAATTATTTATTTTAAATCATTATGAGTATTATTATGAAAATCAAATGCTTTAATAAAATCATTTTTATATTCATCGTGTTCATTTAATAACCATTCGCAATAAATTTTATTTAATTTTTGTTCATGCGATAATTTTAAACATAAACAATAATTTTTATAAAAATAATTAGATAATTCTAATAATCTTTTCCATTCTTTATTTTTTAATAAAGTTTCTCTTGATTCATGCATAATATTTAATAATTATAGTAAAATTTTTAAATATAAATAAATATAATATAAAAATAAGTATAAAATACTATTTATATGAAAAAATATTGTCAAAGTTATGATGTAACACTTTTTGAACAATCAAATATAGAAACAAAATCAAAAACAATTGAAAATATACAACATTCTATATCCAATTTCTATTGGGGACCAAATGAAACAGTGATTAAAATGATTGAACAATTATGTTTAACTAACAATTATGAAAAAATATTAGAAATTGGTCCAGGATTAAAGCCTTTCAAATTAGCAAATCATTTTATTGGTTCAAATGAAAAAATTAAAAACTATATTGAAATTGATATTGATACTGAAAAAATACCATATTATAATGATAATTTAGATTTTGTTTATTGTCGTCATGTATTAGAAGACATTCAAAATCCTGATTTTGTTTTATCAGAGATTTTCAGAGTTTCTAAAAATGGAGCTTATATTGAAACTCCGTCTCCTCTAATAGAAACAACAAAAAATGTAGATGCTCCTCCCTATTCAAATATGTATTGTGGTTACATTCATCATCGTTATATTGTATGGTCTAATATTGAAAAAAACGAAATATATTTTTTGCCAAAATATAGCTGTATTTTAGATCATTATTTATCATTTAATGATGATATCAAACAATATATATATAATTTGATAAATAATTATCCTGTTTATTGGAACAATTACTTTGTTTATAATAAAGAAAAACCAAAAGTTATTATGTATAAAAATGGAATTAACTTTAATTTTATTCCTGAAAAAAGTAACATGTCTGAAGAATATATACAATTAGTTATTAGAGCTATAAATGAAAGCATTATGAATACAAACTATTTTATAAAAAATTATAGCTCATTTTTAAATCTTCAAACATTGTAAAATAACGATTATTTATAAAATGATTTATAAATAATTATTTGCATATTTTTATTTATTGTTTATCGTTTATTGTTTATTGTTTATTGTTTATCGTTTATTGTTTATTGTTTATTATTTAAAGCATTTCTGTGGTTTCAGATGTTTTAATATCAATGACTTGTTTTCGCATATTATAATTTAACAAAAACATCTGCTGAGAAGGATGAAGATTATTTACAAATTGTATAACAACCGCGTTTGAAACATATTGACTTGATTCACGAAGTTCATTTAAATAAAACTGGTGTAGATTATACATAATTGAACGATACTGAGAGGGAAAATCTTTTAGAGGCATCTCTTTCTTCACATAACAAGAAACATAATTTTGATGCAGTGTTTTGGTAAAACGATGCAATTTTTCACGAAATTCAAGAAATTTTTTCTTATATTCTGGAAAATATTTCAAATATTGTTCCATTTTACCAGTTTTACGAAGAGACAAATAATGATACTCTAGTTTGGGTTGATTGCCACGCAGTAAGCGAATTTCTTCATAATTAGGATTTCTAAATTTAGTTCGGTCTCCATTTGAAGCATAAACCATTACGCCTACATCTTCGTAAGGAGTATTCATAGAAGCATACTTTTCTTTTAGTTCTTCAAATGTTTTAAATGTGTATTCAAGTGGAAGTTTTATTAAAGGCAATGGTCTGCCTTCTGTGTTTCTAGCATTTGCAACGATTAATCTTACTTGCTCACGTTTATCAATTTCTGTTACACTATATTTGTCAATCTTATAGACCTTGGCTAAGTAAAGACCTTTTTCAACAATAGGGCTTACAATACGATTTTCAGGATGCTGAAGGATAAAAGAATAACAGAGCGATTTATCAAGATAATCAAAGTCTAAATTGACATAATTGCAAGCATCCAAAAACATATGTCGGAACGTGGTAATATTTCCATCTACACGAAAGAAGGTTATTTTTCCACCAACAGTACTGCGCGTAGCAATTTCCCATTCACCGTGATCATTAAATACATTAATCATAGTTCCTTCCACATATTGCTCAGCACGACAATTCAATACATCTTTTCCATAAGTATTAATAAACACATCTGAACTTAAAGATTTAGGAGGAGAAAAAACGATAATTTTGTTCTCATCGTTCAAAATAACCGAACGAAATAATCCAGAACTCTTAATTAGTTCATCTAACAAGTATTCTTTATTATATCTAATAATTTTATAATTTCTATCATTTTGTCTCCAATGTTTTACAGATAATTTTAGAAAATTCATAAGACTTTCTTCGTCAGTTTCATTCCCATTATAAAACTGAGTAAGGTCTTTATTATTTATTACTTGCAAATCATATGACATCGTAGACATTTATATGATTTAATATATATTTGTCTTTAACTTAATTTTATAATCATTTTTTAACAATAAGATATAGTTAAATATAAAAATTTCTACTATAAATATAAGGTAATGTCACAGGAACCAGAAAATAAAGCAAATGAAGAAAATGAAGAAAAAATATCATTAAATATTCAATTAGGAGATATTATTCAAATAAAAGCACCAGTTGAAGAAGAAATACATGATAAAATATTTTTGGTTAAATATATTGATAAAGATATTATTAGTATTTTATCTGTTGATGATCCGACATTTACATATAATTTGATTGTTAATGAAGATGGTACATTAAGAAATCAATCCATTGTAGCAATTGATATTTTAAGCAGTGATGAAAAACAAGGATATTCTAGACAAAATGGTCTTTTACCAGGTGTATGGGTAGATGTTACATTTGGAGGAGATTTGCCTACGATTATTACTGGGTTCATTTCTAATTTAGAAGAAGATATGATAGAAATACAAACATATCCTGACAATGAAAAAATATATTTAGATTTTGCTTACAAAGGATTGCCTCAAGATTTGCCAATTGAAACGATTAATATAAGAGAACCTCCTGCAGAAGTAAAGAAAAAAACTCCTTACGAAGATGAAGGCCAATTAGATGGCCAATTAGATGGCCAATTTGATGACCAATTTGATGACCAAATGGAAGAAGAATCTAAATCAGTAGAAGAATTGCCCATTGGCGAAGTAAGAAAACAAATTAGAGAGTTATTATTAAATGTAAATGACATTGTAATTGGCGAAAATCTGGGAGAATTTAATCAGATAATAGATCTACCTGAAAGTGAACAGCGTTTCGGCATAGATAAACAAACATCAGATTTACTTGACGAATTACTATCATCCGTTCCAAATACACAACGAACTACTTCGGTTTTGAACAACATACATAAGATGATAGAACGTTTCAAACAATTGCGTCAAGAATTCTCTAATTTTGATGAATATGGTAATGCAGATATGCCAATGTCACAAGGAGCCAATTATAAACCTCTCGTTAAGTCACTTAAAGAACTTAATAAAAAACTTTACTGGATACTACCTGTATGTAAAAATAAAAAGAAAGTTTACGACGTAGATGTTGACACTCAACAAGAATATGGTGATATAGTTCCTTTAACCCTAGCAGAAACCCGAATTGCAGAAACCGACATTATAAATACTTATAGAACTAATCGCACGACTGATACAAGTGAAACTAATAAATATGCTTCATTAATTAATAGTTTGAACCCATATCTAACTCCGTTCGAAAATCCAAATTATCAAGAATTTAGTATTACTTCACAACAAGTAAATGACAATTTTGCTGCTATAATTGACAATTTAGAAGAATTGCAGTCATCGGTTGTTAAAAATGATAATGTATTAAGACGAAAATTTGTTATACAAACATATAACTTAGGTTTATCAAAACTACAAAACGTTCAAACAACTAGCAGAAAAATATATTTTAAAAGAACTCCATTAACTCCAAATGATACCATTGTCATAAATGGATTTATTACACTACCAGAGCCAACTATCATTTATTCACATATTAACTTACCATCTACAAATATTCTTATTAAATCTAATCTAAATCAGCATAATTTAAATTATTGGCAGTTTTTGAAAAAAAATACACCAGTTAATAATTACCGTATAGAAGATTTAAATGCAGAAGATTTATTTGAAAAAAATAATTATTTAAACGACATTAAAGAATATACACTTAATGAAAGCGTTGATGTTCCTGATAAATATGAAAAGTATTTAAATGTAATTGTACCAAAAACCCGCGTATTATTTGAACTTGTTGAGAAATATATTAAAGACGGACTTTCTCTCTATAAAATAGTAAAATATCTTGAACCTTTCTTAATTTATCATAAAGATTTATCATTTATGCAATACAAAACAATTATTGAATACATAGACAACAAAATAAGAGAATTTAATAGAGATTTCGTTGATAATCAAAAGGAATTTAGATATCTTAGCAAAATTATTAATAAAATTCCTTACAAACTAGAAGTTGATTTTATCTTTAAACTTTATAACAGAAGAGAGACTCAAGATTTAGAAAGAGGTTTATTAGAATTTTATAAAATAGATCCAAAGAAACATATGACAAATAGCGAAGCATTAAATAAAATGATTTATTTTGATGGAGGAAAAGTTTTAAATTTATCGCTCGGTTTTAAAAATTCAGCATTAATGTCTGCACAGTTGCCAGAACAAATAGACGAATCAAGCAAACAAATTAATGATAAAAGAAGCGAATTAAAAATGACAAATGAATGTGAAAAATATGTTCTTTCTAAAAAATATTTTGAAATAGATGAATTAGAAGACGACAATGGTAAAGAAATATATTTTGATAAGCGATATGATACTACTAGATATGATATTATTAAAGAATATAAAAATGAAAGAAACGATATGGAAGAACCAGATTTTTTAGAATATTTGGCTGAAAAATTAGAAAATAATATTAGAATGTCTAGAAATGATGCGTTACGAGAAGCAAATGCAATGATACTAGGAAAACGTAAGATAGAAGAGGGTGATTATGCCATGTTAGATTTTGATAAAAAAGAAAACGGAAAATTTGTTAACCAAATTTCATATTATAAACGCACAAATAATATTTGGATGTTAGATGAGACTATTACAAGTGCTAATTTTATTGAAAATACAAAAATGTTTTGCAATATACAACCTAATTGTTTTCAAGTTAAAAATAAATGTGATGATATTCCTCTCGCAGAAATAGAAATTAAATCAGAAAATAATAAAAAACTTTATGACGAATACAAAGATACACTCATTATGAATAATAATAAAATAAAAGAAATTATGGAGTTTTCTTTAGAATATAAATTAAAAATTGGTGATAGTCTAATAAATATACAAAATTATAATTTATATAAATATAACAATGAACGATACAAATTAGGACAGACAGTTGATAAGATTGAAATTAAAAAATCACCACATTCTAAGTTGAGAGATTTAATATTAGGATTAGCTGATTTCAGTAAGAAACAAGAGTTAATAGTTCAATTTGCTACTACTTACACGAGAGAACCTTCTGAAAATGAAAATAAATATTGGCTATATTGCAAAAACACAAATATACAATTGTTGCCCATTTTTCTAGAGAGATTAGCAAGTGTATATATTTCTAGAGGTAATTATTTTAACGAAGTTCAAAAAGTTTGTGCTGAACAAGGTAAACTCAGTGATGATGCAGAATCATGGGTAGATGAACACAGTGGTTATGAAATTATTAAGGTAAGTTATAGTAGTGAAGAAGGTTATGACGAACAAGGTTTTAAAATAACTACTCGCGACACATTAGAAGAAGAAATTGGAAAAAAAGTATTACAACAACTTCCTTCTAAAAATAAATATGATAGTAAAGACGCTCAATACGCATTTAATATTGTGAAAGCAATGAGTATTTTTATGGGAATTAACATAGAAGATCAGCATGATTTTATAGTTACCAATACAATTCAAACATTGGCTAATCCTAAAGCCATGCCTAGCAAAGAAAGATACGAAAAAATGATTCAGGCAGCAGCAGCAAAAGGACAAACGAAATTTAATACTTATGAACACGTTTATGAAGAAACATTAGTATACTTAACACTTTCTTATTTATTAATAGCACTTATAACAGCAATTCCTTCTATTAAAACAAGAAAAACTTTCCCTACATGCATTAAATCTTTTACTGGATATCCTTTAACTGGTGTAGAAGATAAAACAGGATTGATTTATATTTCTTGTATAACAGCTAAAATAGGAAAGGCATCTAAACCATGGTCTGTTTTAGGTAAAACAAATCAAGCTACTATATCAGCAAGATTAGAAAAAATTATTAGTTCTTTTATTTTACCAAGTCAAGAAATACAAGATAAACTAACTGCTAAGAGAGAATTTTTGGCATCAAATCCAGAAGAATCAATACCTGAAGAACATTCTATTGAAAAATGGATTAATTTTTTGCCTCCATTAAAACCTGTTAAAATAAATTCTCCACAGCCAGTAACATCTCAATTTAAAGATAATTTACTGGGTTATATGCGTGAAGGAAATGAAAAACAAACAGAAGGTTTTAATTTAATTCAGAATAAAATTATTATTTTCTCTCTAGCCATTCAAACCTTAATTGAAAAAGTGGTTTATTCAGAAGAACAATTATTAAAAACAAGTTCTAGTAAACCATATTTAGAAAATGCTTGTTGCAACTCTGAAGGTTTAAATACTATTAATTATTTTGTAGCAAAACAACCTAACATAATGACCTACAATAATATTGTAAAAGAATACGGAAATATTATTTACGATGCTGAAAAGATAGCAGAAGCTAGTATTTTATTTGACCCTGAAAACACCAAATTCAAATATCCTGAGATTGAAACAGGTTTTTCTGAAAAGGTCATTTATCTTGCTATGATCACTTACTGTAGATTTAATAATAATATTCCTATTAGTAAATCATTAAGAGCCATATGTCCAGAAAAACCAGATGAATATAACCCAGATGACAGTCTTGATGAAAAAATTAGAATTCTTAAACGTGAAGGCAGAAATTATTCTATTGATACATTTGAAACTCTTATGGATGTTGTAAATAGACGAAATATTATTTCATTAAATTTGTCAGAAGTTGATTATTCACACATAGAGCATTTAAGAAAAATAATTGATAAAAACATTGAAGACAATAAAGTCAATAAAGTCAATAAATTTCAAACATTATTATATGGATTACTTAACACGTATGAACTTGCATTAGAAAAACAAACAGATGAAATGAAAAATATGAAAAACTTTTTATCACGACAAAATGCGACACTAAAAAAGGAAATAATTAATTTTATTATTGTAAATACAAAATTGAGGAAAAATAATAAAGAAAAAGTAAAAGATTTAATTTTAAACATTGGAAAATTCTTTATAACAAAAGATACCATATTGAAAGGCGAAGATGAAACAATTTATAAAGTTATTAATTTTATTAAAAATACTATAAGAAATATCATAGATGTATTTCCTAATATTATAACAAACAAGGTTGATTATTCAGATATAAATATACCGAAACAATGGGGAATGTCGCAAATGCATGCGCTTCAAATTAAACAAAGGGTTGCAGAACATTATGAAACTTTATCTAAGTTTTATTCAGATGATGAAGTTGCAAATGTGACGTCTAAAATAGAAATTATTACAAGAGATTTGAATTTTATGGTTGAAAAAACACCTTTTCTCTCTTCCATTATGAGAGATGACACTGAAATATTTTCTGTATTTGATAAAGAAATTTCAATAATGATATTTGAATATTATTTTTTAACAGCATTTAATCGTTATATAGAGTTGGCAAATAACACGGATTTACTTATTACTGAAATACCAGTTGTTGCAGAAATACCAGAAACAGTAAGCAGTGTGCAGGTTCAAGCAGCATTAACTGGCGAAATAAGTGAAATTGAAATAGTACAAGGAGAGAAAAAAGAATTAAGTAAAAAAATCGCATCACTTCTTTACAGTTTCACTGAAATAATAGCTAATGACAAAAAAGTAATTGATTATAATTATGAAAAAATAATTGAAAATGTTATAAGAATTAAAGAAAGAGAAAAAGATGAAATAACTGGTTATCTTGAGAAACTAACCACTGAAGAACGTGAAGTTGAAAGCATATTTAAAAATAATAAGTTAGAAAGATGGAGTATTGGATTACAAAAAGGGCTTCGTGAATACGACCCTGATTTCTTCGACAAAGAAAGAGAAAAAGCTGAACAAATCACTTTACAAGATATTAGATTAGGGAAAAATGGCATTGTAAATGATTTAAATAGAGAGATTTTTAGAATGGATATGGTGGACCAAGAATTGGCAAATGTTCAAGCGGATGCAGAAGCGTATGACATGAGTGTTCAACCCAATGATGACGATTATGATGATCGTGAAGGGTTGGATGACATGATGGGATATTATTATCGTATGGATGAAATGCAACCTGATTATGATGACTAAATTTTAATTTGTTTTTAACCATTTTTGACTATTTTCAGATTATAATATTATAAGTAATTAAATATTATAATTATATTTAATGCGATATGTTGTCATCACATGGAACAGGCAAATGCCTTCTTTCTTTTTTATTAATTATTTCTTTATTTTCTCTCTTTTCTTGAAAATTAAGAATATGACGAGGTGCTTCATTTAAATCTATTGATACAAGGTTCCTTGAAGAAGTTTGGCTTGTAATTATTGGACTGTAAGTTACATTTTTAAAATATAAATCTAATTTAGAACGTATATTGTCTATCATAACATCAATTTCAGCTTGTATTAATTTATCATAACTATAAGTTAATTTTAAATTGGTAAGACCATTAATTGCATTTTTTAAATCATTGTTTAATCGCAATGACTGCTGAGAAGTTTCAGGAGTATTAACACTAACCAATTCTGAACAATATTCAAAAGCCTTATTTAGTATTTGAGTAATAAAATTTATTGAAGACTTCCGATTATTACCATAAAACCACCTACTTATAAATGCAAAATAACTATTATCAATATTAATATATTTATCTTTTTGAAATAATTTGTTTCCAACTTCAATCTTAGAAATCAACGTAAGATTTACAAATATATCTTCTAAATTTAGTTCTATTTTTTTATCATTTAAATTATCATTTAAATTATCATTTGAATTCAAATTATCATTTTTTTTATCGGTTGGTTCAGACGAATTTTGTGTTGCGTTTGTATTATCATTAAATTTGTAAAATTTAATTTCAGAAGTTTTATTTTCTGTAGAAATGTCCATTAACTATTAATTATATTTTAAAATTACTTTTATATTTATTTCTTAATTTATAAAAAAAATAAAAAAATTAAAAAATAAATACAATATATATAAATGTTTTCATCTAGACGAAACACAATATTATTAACTATTTTAATTTCTCTCTTAGTTGTTGATATACCTGTCTTGACTTTATTGAAACCCTTGTGGGATAAAACAGTTTTCGGTGTCCAGCATAAAGCATTAGAACCTAACAAATCATATGCTTTTATTACATATATTTTGCTTACATATGGATTATACAATTATGTATATAAAAATATTAATAAAACAGATTGGAAAAATGATACATTGATGAAGGGATTTATTTTTGGAGTTGTCGTATATGGAGTTTTTGATTTTACTAACCTAGCGATTTTTTCTAATTATCCTTTTAGCACTGCAATAATAGATACATTATGGGGTGGCATTTTAATGGCTCTTACTACTAATTTTGTATATTATCTTTTTGAAATTAAAAAAATAATTAAGTAATTAAAAATACTTTGATATAATATATATTATATGTTGTCACGTGGATTTATTAGAAATAATATTAATTTAGTTGCTATTTCTCTCTATGTCATGATATTTGGAGTTATCATTTATATAAAACCTAACTTTTTATATAATAAAGACGGTAGTTTAAGAGAATTTGGTATAGGGACTAATAAAAAAACAGTATTACCTGTTAGTTTAGTATCTATTTTACTAGCCATAATATCTTATTTTTTTGTTTTATATTACTTAGCATATCCTAAAATAAATTATTAAAAAGAAAATTAAATAAAAAGAAAATTAATTAATCTGAAATGGTGTATACTCGTGGGTCACCATTTTGATTTTTTTCTTCAAACATTTGTTGTTGTTTTTGTACATATTCTACGTGTTTTTGTTCTATATCATTTGCATTTTGTTTGCATTTAGCATTAACAATGTAATTATAACTTACAGAAGTTACTAATCCACCAGTCAATAAATACCATATAAAAATAGAAATGTTGTCTTTTAATCTTATAAATCCTAATAATTTATCTTTATAATCAGATATACCAGATTTTATGAATTTAATACCTGGTGCTAATTGAGAATTGCCTTCTCTAGTCATTTCAGACCAAAAATTTTCAAAATTTGTTTCGGTTAATTTATTAATCATTAATGCTGGATCGGTAAAAATATATCCTAAAGCTTCATTTCCTAATTCATCATTAATTGTATTGCCATTAAATTTAGGAACTAATATTTCTTTAAATAATTTATCAACACCAGACCATTTGGCTGCCAAATAACCAAAAGTATTAGAAAATGGTATTAACCAACCTGGAAAAACCGCTATCATTAAATTTAATAAACCAAATATAATTACCCATGGTAAGATTGTAATATAAATGGCCGTAACATATTGAGGATTTCCGCACAATATATTGGAATTTGAAACGTTAATCGCATATTCTCCAACAATAACTGCTAAAAAATATATAAAAGTCCATACCTTTATAGTTTGAGGAGATTTAGATGTTATTTTTATATAAAAATAAATAATAGTAAGTACGACAAACACTAATAATCCTAACACTCCATTCGGAGCATTTTCATTATTTATTGACGTATCATTAGTTGCATTTGCTGTTTCACTCATTATAGATAATATGTATAATTTTTTTTGTTAAAATAAAAGTAATACATATGGACAATTTAAAACCATCTTTAGTTGAACCAGGTGTTAAATATTTTATAGGAAGCACTCTAAAACAATGTAGGGAATTTAAAGATAAACACATTAATATATTATTTAACCTAAGTATTTTTATAATATTTATTACAATTGTTTCAGTAATACTTATTTATAGATATAAAGGAAAGCCAACACCTGCGGAAGTAGAAATCAAAAATAGAAAAAAACAAGAATATATCGTTTCAAAATTGCAACAAATTGCTTATATTAAAAAACAAACAAGCGAAAAATTAATAACTAATTTGCCAAATTGGAGCGATCATCCAGAATTAAGCAATTTATCAACGATTAGAGTATAAATAAAATAATAAATAATCAAAATAATAAATAATCAAAATTATATAATAATATAAATATTGTCTTATATTATCTTATAATGAGTGATGATGAATATGATTTAGAAAATGATGTGATTAATATAAAAGAAACAGAAACATCAACAGAAACAGAACCAAAAAAAACGGAATCAGGTATTTTATTTGAAGATGAAGACGCAATTTCTGATCCATCAAGCGAACAAGACATTCTTAATAAAGAAGCAATTAGTAATTATTATAAATTAAAATTTCAGTATGAAAGTAAGATTAATGACTTTAAAAGAAAAATTATAGGAAATCCATCCCTCACAAAAAAAGAAAAACGTTCTAGATTTTTAAAGTTTATACCCAAATGCATCATTTGTAAGCGAAATGGAGGGAGTATTTTTTCAAATAAAGATCGTATATTAAAAGCTGTTTGCGGAGCATCGCCGCCTTGCAAATTGGATATCGAAATAGAACATGGTGAATATACTTCGAGAGAATATGCAGTAAAATTATTAAGCGAAAATTTTGAAAAACTTAAGACATCAATTATTAGAACTAAATTAGATTTATTATTTAATTATATTGATGAATCAAGTGCTGTTAAAAATTTTGAAGAAAAAAGAAAAGAGTTAAATGAAGCAGGAGAAATGTATAATTTTTTTTTAACAGATACTTTATTAATTACTGATAATCCTACTAAATTTAATAATATTGAAACTTCTACAACCCGACTTTATTTACATATACAAGAATTGCAAATATTAATGAAAGATTTTAACACTGAACAAAAAGAAGAATTAATAAATGACGCAGTTGAATTATATAAAAGTAAAATTTTGCCTACAGCAGATAGAATTAGAAATCTAAAATATGCTTACAATGCAGTTGAATACGATGAAGACAACAATACATATCATTTAATACAAAACCCTTATACAATCGTTCAATTAGAAAAAAATATTGGGCAAACAATTAAAATATTAAAAAATAACTATTAAAAAATAATTAATAAATATATATGTTCTTAAATTACATTTCTCCAAAGGTTTTTTTAATTAGTTTGACATTAGGACTTTTTATAGTGTATATTACATCTTCTACGCCAACAGTTATATATGTTTATCCTACACCAGATAATGTAGATAAATTACAATTCAAAGATAAAGCCAATAATTGTTATGAATTTACATATGAAGAAGTAAAATGCCCTGATGATAAATCTAAAATATCTAAAATACCAATTCAAAATTAATCTCATTTAAATATATGGGATTTGACAAATTTATGAATACTAGTTCAGGACAATTCATTATGTCTGTTGTATTAGGATTAGGATTATCTACATTATTTAGGAAAGCTTGTAAAGAAAGAAATTGTATAGTTTTTAAAGCACCAGCATTTAAAGAAGTTGAAAATAAAGTATTTGGTTTTCACAATAAATGTTATAAATTTAAAGAAAATGCAACAGAATGCAATTCTAATAAAAAAATAATAAATTTTGCGTAAATAATAAAATCAATCAATCTAAGCAATATATTAAATGGCTAGTTTAGATGCTACTGATATTAATTCTTTACCAATGAATCCTGCTGTTGGCGGTTCTAATTTACCAGCCAATATAGTATTGCAAAAAAATGAAAAAATGGATAATTCTATTGACCAAATAGCGCAAATGAGAGAAAATGAATTAAGAAATATGGCAGCAGGACCGTCAAATTCAAGTTCTCAAATGCCTTCGGCTTTAGAACAAAATACCATCAATAGTTTGATTTCTGGTATACAACAAGCTAGTGCATCGGGACTTACTACATTGCCGTCTAGAGATATTCCTCAAATGACAAGCCAAATTACACAAGATCAACAAATTAAACCTAATTATATTCCTCAAGTAAATAATAATGATTACATTAATGACGAAACAAACGCAAATGATATATTAAAAGAAAATATGAGACGACAAAATAGAGACAGTAATCTTGATGTTATGTATGAAGAATTGCAAATACCTATTTTATTGGCTATTTTATTTTTTATGTTTCAACTTCCAGTATTCAGGACTTATTTATTTAAATTTTTACCATCTCTCTTCAATAAAGATGGCAATCCTAATTTGTCGGGATATGTTGTCAACAGTATTCTTTTTGCCTTGCTTTATTACATTATTAAAAATATGCTAAGATATTTTACAACAATTTAAAAAATCTTTCACGATAAGTATTCTAAATATTATATTTACGTTAAATAATGAGTAAAAATATCATTATAAAATTTTATAAATGCTAATTTGACTTTTATAAAGCCACTTGATTCACTAATAGAAACAGGTATATTTTTATTGATATACATAAATGTATCAATCAATGACAATATTACTACCCACATTATCTCTCTTAATCTAATAACTGAAAAATCTATTATATTCCATTCATCTACATAACTACACATGGTTGTTCTTTTATTTGTTGTAAAAAAATTATTAATATCCAAAATACCCTCTAATATCCTTCCATAATTATTAATTTGATATTTAACACATAATGCGGTTTTAGATTGTTTGAATGACATAAGTCTCATAAAAAGAATTTTTCTTTTTTTCATTTTAAAAAAATAAGGATTTACTCCATCAACTGAACTTTTATGACATTGGTTTCCGTCAATTAAAAATGGTATATATGATGATTTTATTAATTGTTCTATTAAATCTTGATTGCTTTTATATTTATTTTTTATTACTTGTTTTTTTGCATTGTTATCAAAATAAGTTATATATAATCTATTATTCGCAAGTTTATAATCATCTTCACGCATCATTTCTAATAAAAATTTATTTGCCAATTCAATAAAACCATTTAGGTTTTTATTTTTTTTAAATTTCTTTATAATTTCATCTGCAATATCACTTGAAAATTCCATTTTATCTAAAATATAAAGCAATCCCATAAATGCACCTATACTCGTTCCTGAAACTCTTTTTATTGAAATCATTTTTTTATTTTCCATTCGTTTTAAATACAATAATCCTCCTATTTGATATGAACCATTAAATGCTCCTCCATCTAAAATCAAATCTATTGTTTTTGGAATATTGTTTTTATCAATATTTGATATTAATTTATCTATATATTCAAGTAAAACCATTTATTAAGTAATTATAATAATATATTTAATAATATATTTAATAAAATTGAATGTAAATCTCATTTTTTGATTGGTGTAATACAATAAAGATGACTAATTCATACCCTAATTTTGTAACCAAACGATATTTAAAATTTATAAGCAATCTCAAAGGTAAATCACTTCAAGATTATTTTGATATAAAAATAGAACAATTCAATTCTTCTGACTATAAATTAAAGTTTACTATGAATAAAGTAGATGAAGACATATTATTAAATGTATTATTTACAAAAAAATGTAATCTATTTAATTTTACATTGCCAATTGAATTGATTAGAATAATTAATTCTTATGCGAATGACAAGATAGATATCACTTTCAAGATTACATTCCCACGTTCTTATCCATTTACACCTCCATATTGGATGTTAATTCGCCTGAACCATAATTTTGTTATTGAGCAACCTTTGAGTATTGAAGAACATTATAAATTTATAATAAAAACCCATAATTTTTATAATAATAAAAAAATATGGTCACCTGCTACAGATATAGAAAAAGATATATTATTATTTATTTCAAGAATTAATCATTTTGAATATTTATTAGAACATAAAAAATAAATATTCAAATAAGTATTTATAAAATAAAATAAAAATCCCTGTTATTTAACCAAAGAATTTAAATAATTTTTTATTTTTCTTTTTTATAGTTTTATTAGTTTTTCTAGTATTTTTTTTTATATTTTTTTTTGCATCTTTTTTATTTTTTCTTGTGTCTTTTTTATGTTCGCTGTTTTGTTCTTCTTTTTTATCGTCTTTTTTATCGTCTTTTTGGTTGTCTCCTGGAACATATTTTAAAAACCATTCTTCATATTCCTTTGTATTTCGTTTATTTTTTAATTCTTTAAATTTATCAGTTTTTTCAGAAAGTATAGTTTCTTTTGTTGGTTGTTCTCCGTAGCAACTTATACTGAAACGACGCAATAATCCTTTTTGAGATAATCGGTTTTGTTCTTGCACTTTAAATAAATATTCGGTCATGCATAAAATGCGATTAGTATCATAATAAGGCAAACTTGCGTATAAAAATGCCAAATAAAAACTCAACATTGTATCAATTGTTGCCACCTTTAACTTTGCTCCTTTCAAATTTATTATATTAAAACTATGACATCCTAATGGTTGATAAATAAAAGCGACTGTTTCTGTTCCTACACGTATCTCGTAATGAGTTGAAATTATTTCTCCTATTTGAGGCATTTTTACAACTCTTACATTTTTATAACCTTCATCATTTAAACGTTCTTTTACAATTGTTGCGGTTTTGAATGCGTCTTCTGACAAAACATCAAAATCTGGATAATCTTCTATTTTTCTGTAGTCTTTTTTCGGCATATATTGACTATATAAATTGACAGCATATCCGCCGAAGAATACTACTCCTTGTGATATTAAAGTTGATTTTACTATATTATTAATTTCATCTTCATTTTTCTCATTTTCAAATGACCTCTGAAAATCAACCTGATTACATTTATCGCCTTTTAATGGATAATGTTTATTTAATAACAATAAACGTTTCAAAACTTTCTCCCATCTAGTTGTATCGCCTGCAGGTCTAGATAATTCTAAGTACATAGACATTCTTAATAAATTCGGAGGAGCATAAAGAATTCCATCAACTTTTACAGACTCTCTTTTTACAGTATTAAATAATTTCTTTTCTAAAAGTGTAATGTCAGCTACTGGTATAAAATCAACAAATACTTTATATGTACCGTAATGTTGTCCTGCCTTTGCTTCTACTTCTTCATATCCATGGTGGTAATATATGTCAGCTAATTCCTTAGCATCATCTACTGGCGTTGAACTAAAAAAATCATAATCTGGTATTTCAATATCTTTATTGTAGAATTGCTCTTGTAGAGGTAATAAATTATTTATTGCAGTGCCTCCATAACAAATTAGTTTCTTTTTTCTAATAAAGTTTTCAACTATTTCTATCATCTTTTTAATTTCAGGTGAATTAACAATTTTTTTACCTGCTTTTTCTTGTGCAAGGTCTACCGCATCTCGCAAAATTGCTAATTCTTTTTCTTCATTTGTTAAATATACTCGGCAATCTTTCATTTTGTTATATTATATAATTATAAATTTTATTTTTTATTTTTAATTATACAATTTAATATTTATTACTGATTATTAATTTTTACATTAAATTTACATATCAAATTTATAAAAATCAGAACTAATATTTCTCTCTTCGTATGAGTATTCTGGATTAGGGGGAGGAGGTTCGGGAATTGTAATAGGAATAAATCTTAAAGCCTCTGGTTTCAACGCAAAAGCAGAACCTGCTCTGTCAAAAAAGAGAGAATAATATTCCATATTATTATCAAATGATTGAAATGACATGCCAACCATCTGGCAACCATAATTCATAACTAAAGCAGCCGAAGGATTTACTGATTTATCAGATAAATCTGGACGCACAATACTCATATTTTTTTTATTAAATTCTATAAGTTCTGTTGTGTCTTGGACATTTTTCGCTTGACTATAAGTATAAGTTCTTAAAAAAACTGAGCCTGATGCAATATTGACATATTCATCTAATCGTGTTTGTTCAAACAAAGGATTCGTTCGGTCAACCATAATAATTACTTTTCCCATTAAATCTTTTAATGCTACAGTTCCTAAATTATTCCCTTGATTTTCATAGCTATATTCTTTTCCTAATATTCTATTTTCTAATTTGTTATATATTTCGTCTGCCATTATTTCATATATTTTTTGATTATTGCTCATAATTCTAAAATTTAATAAAAGTGGATCCCCTGGATTTGGACTAGTTCCTCCAGAAAAAGCATAGTCAGAAATAATTTCTAATGCGTCTCCGAAATCTACACTATTATATGTTCCTTTTGTATAATAATTATCAACTGCAGAAGCAGCTATAACTGGTCTATCATTTAAAGAATAAATTTCAAAATCTAAACAACGAGCGCCTTGTTTAATTGCTGATTTAAGAGCACAAATATTTACAAAATCGTTTTTTATCTCCCCTGGTAAACATGCATTAAATGCAGTTTTTATATAATAATCTCTTAAATTATGACTAAATATTTCTTGTGAAGGATCTATTGTTGAGACTTTTGCAAAATCAGGATATAATTTTGAAAGTGTATCACAATTTTCATTATTTTGACGTGTTTTTTTATATAACCAAATGCCTACAAAAAATATAATAAGAAATACCAATATGTAAATAACGATTCTTACCGTTTTTAAGTTCTTTTCTAAAATTTCTTCCATAGATGCCATACTTATATTATTATATTATTTTTTATAATATAATATTATTTCATTATTCCAATAAATCATTCTTTATATAAATATTTTTACAAATGTTTTTAATTACTTTATCTTCTTTGTTTTCAATACTATCGGTGGTTGCTTTTATTAATTCCATGTAGTCTTCTTTGTCTTTTTGGTTTTGCATAAGGTTAGGTTTTGATTCCTTAAACAACCTAATATTTTTAATTTGCAAATAAGATACCTTCTTAATTGCATCTTTTGTCTGTGTTTTGTTTTCGTCTTTTTCCCATTGTTCATTTTTAATATATATTGTTTCTCTCTTTACATCCGTACAGTGAATCGGTCGTTGATTTAACGGAAGTTTATTTAAATTTTCAATAAATATGTTAGAAATGCCTTCTGCAATTCCTTTCTTTTTAGTGTAAAAAAGGTTTGTTAGAGAGATATTCATTTTATTAATAAATTCATCCATAGTAATTGCTTCTTTACATTGTTCGTTTAAGAAAAAGTTTAAATTAAAATGATTATTAATAGTGTTGTTATTATTATTTCCGACTTTTGGTATAAGTTCACCGATATGTTTATTTTGTTCAATGATAATATTTTTCATTTCACTGTTTTCTTGTAGCATTTTTATAAACATATCTTTGTAATTAATATCATCGGTTCCATCATTTAATTTTATTTTATTATGTTCTATATTCATGCATTTTTTTCTGTGAGCATATAGGTTTTGACGATGTTTGTATCTTTTTCCACAAAAGCACTCGTATACTTTAAAACCTTCAGATTTTTGGGGATTTTTGGGGATTTTTGGTATTAAAATGGTATTATTTTCCTCGGTTTTATGTTTATCGGTTGACAAGTGTTTGTTGAAATCTTTTTTGTTAGACGTATTATAGTCACATGTTTGACATAAAAATATTTTGGGGATTTTTTGGGACATCGATGGTATTATATGGTATTATACTTAATGATAACATATTTCTCTCTAAATATTTTTCGCTGTTTTTTAAAAAAAGTAGTTGGTCACAATTTGTTTTTCTAAAAATGAAAATGAGAGCATTCTCGTCACAAGTGGTTTTTCGTCATTTTTCGGTTTTTCAAAAATCCAAAAGTCTTTGGCCGAACGAAAAATGGACAAAAATAAATGTCCATTTTTGAAATGGCCAAAAACTTTTCCGAAAATGAAAAAACTGGAAAATTTCTTTAAGTCCTCAAAATAAATAATATATTAATTTATATTTAAAGAAAATAAGAGAGAAATAAAATTAAAATAAAAATAAAAATTAAAATAAAAATAAAAATTAATTTAATTAAAAGAAATTATAATTAGTATTTCAAAATAGTTAAATAATATTATTATAATATATATTATGCCAGGTGGTTTATTGAATATAGTAGCATATGGACAACAAAATATAATATTAAATGGAAACCCATCAAAGACATTTTTTAAATGTGTTTATGTTAAATATACAAACTTCGGATTACAAAAATTTAGAATAGATTTTAATGGTCAACGAACATTGAGATTAACAGAAGATTCTAAATTTACATTTAAAGTTCCTAGATATGCAGATCTATTAATGGACACATATTTGGTTATCAATTTACCAACCATATGGAGTCCTATATATCCGCCACAAGTTTGCGAAGATGAATGGATTGAGTATGGATTTAAATGGATTAAAAACTTAGGAACACAGATGATAAGAGAGATTCACATGTCAATTGGAGGACAAACAATTGCTAAGTTTTCTGGTCAATATCTTTATAATTTAGTAGAGAGAGATTTTAGTAGTGCTAAAAAAGAACTATACTACAAAATGACTGGAAATGTTCCAGAACTAAATGACCCTGGAAATACTAATGGAAATATTAATATGTATCCAAATGCTTATTATAATCCGTCTTCAAAGGGTCCTGAACCTTCAATTAGAGCTAGAAAACTTTATATACCAATTAATGTTTGGTTTACATTAAATAGTAAAATGGCATTTCCATTAGTAGCATTGCAATATAATGAATTATTGATAGATGTGACAATTAGACCTATACAAGAATTGTTTACAATTAGAGATATTGGAAATGAAAACGGAATTTATCCATATGTTCAACCTAATTTTAATAACCCATTGCAAGGATTTTATAGATTTTTACAACCACCACCAGATATTTCATTGAGTTTTAACTCGTATACAGATCAGAGAACCAATTGGAATGCAGATATACATCTTATATCTACTTATGCCTTTTTATCTGACAATGAAGTTAAAGCATTTGCTGCTAATGAGCAAAAATATTTAATTAAAGATGTTCATGAATATAGTTTTTATAATGTCACTGGTAGTCAAAGAGTCATATTAGACACCTTAGGAATGGTATCAAATTGGATGTGGTATTTTCAACGAAATGATGCAAATTTAAGAAATGAATGGAGCAATTATACTAATTGGCCTTATGATTTTTTACCATATCCACCTATAAATGCTGAATTAAGCAATCAAAAAATTATTAATCCATGTACTCCTTTAGACCCTCTTACTAATATTGGACCTGCATATAATCCAGACGGAACTAATACTGGTTTTTTTATTACACCTGAATATACTCCACAAAATGAGAAAAATATTTTAAGAAATCTCGGAATATTAATGGATGGAAAATACAGAGAAAATGTGTTTGACGCAGGTGTCTACAATTATGTAGAGAAATACATTAGAACAACTGGAACTAGTTCAGATGGTTTGTATTGCTATAACTTTTGTTTAAATACAAGTCCATTTGAATTTCAACCAAGTGGGGCTATGAATATGAGCCGATTTACAACTATAGAATTAGAATTTAATACGATTTATCCTGTATTAGACCCTTCGGCTGCCTTTTATACTATTTGTGATCCTAATACAGGCACTATTGTCGGAGTTAATAAACCATCTTGGATTATATATGACTATAACTTTGATTTAAATGTCATGGAAGAGAGATATAACATATTAACATTCATTTCTGGAAATGCTGGATTAGAATACGCAAGATAAATAAAATAAATAAAATAAATAAAATAAATAAAATAAATAAAATAAATAAAATAAATAAAATAAATTAAATAAATAAAATAAATAAAATAAATAAAATAAATAAAATAAATTAAAATTATATGTTAGTTCTTTTTATTAAGTAAAATAAAAAAATTGAAATACTTTTTTATTTTGCAGCATAAATTACAACCTTTAAAAACCCGAGTTCGAAACTTTTAAAACGCGAAAATGACTGATTTCAATATGACTGATGTTGCTTCATCTTTGGCTACTATTTCCGATGAAATTGTTCATGATTTTATTACTGATGATTTTGTCAGTAAATTGGGACTTGTTATTAGAAAAGCTCAGGAAGGAAAAACATCAATTTGCATCCAGACAATTACTAAAGATAAAACTAAAGATATTCATATTGTATTGACTATGAATACTCTCGCTTCTGGTATGCAATTCTTTGGACGCATGGAAGAAAAAATTGGTTCGGAAAATATTATCGTGTTTAACAGCAAACGCAAGACTGCTGGCAATTGTAAACATGCGAAATCGGTTGATGACATTATGCAAATTATTCGTCAATTCCCCATAAAGGTAATCGTTTGTTGTGCTAATGAAAAACGCATGCGTGATTCCATTCCGAGAATTTTTACAACTGTTGCTGATTCTATTCAACTTAAAAATCGCAACTTTGTTATTCATATTGATGAAGCGCATAAGTATATTCCGGAAAATCGTCAAAGCATTATTGATTACAATGAAAATAATAATGTAGAGAGTATTATCGGCTATACAGCATCACCTGATAACATATGGAGCAATCGTCATGGATCTCTTTTTGAGAATATTCTTATACGGGATGTTGAACGAGACCTCCAAATTGTTCGCTCACCTCAGTATTTTGGAGTCAATTGTTGCGATTTTATAGTTGAAGATGTAACTGTTATTGATTCGCTTGAGCGTGAGATTGATGAAATGAAAACTACTTACATTGATGAAAGAGTTCTTGAACGTTCTTACACAAATTCTAAAATTCAAAAAAGATGGTTTGGTTCCAAGTATCCATTTAACTTTGGAAATGAGTTGCTTTTATTGAATTATTTTGAAAATATTGCTCTACCTAAATTGAGCGAGATTGTTTCGGATAATGAATTCAGTTATCATTTTGTTCCGGCGTATATGAGAAAGGTGACACACTATCATATTACGGATATTTTGTTGAATCGGTTTCCTACATCAAATGTCATTGTCATGAATGGAAATGGTACGGTTTTGTTTCGCAATGGCAGCCAAGGAACTTCCCAAAGAATTAATTCTCTTGATGAACTGAAAAGTATCATTACTGATGACGATGAGAAAAAAAAACTTTTGGAACCATCATATCATGTCCAGAAATTAATTGAACCGTTTCCTAACTGCCCTACATTCATAACTGGTTATAGTTGTGTTAATATGAGTGTTACACTTATCAACGAAACTATTGGAAATTTTGATTCTATTGTGATGGCACATCAACATTTAAAATCTGATGACCTTTATCAGTTGTGTCGGTTTCTGTTTACTTACTTGCATTGGTCTGCTGAAAACAAAGCGAAAATCAAAAAAACTAAGTTCTACTCTTTGACGCAAGAAGTTGTTGATATTTGTCTTGATTATGAAAAACATATTGAACGTCTTGCTGATAGCGATTTCGCAGGGAGAACAGTTTCTTTATCTGAAATAGTTGGTGAGATGCCTAATGAGGAACCCAGTTATCGCGAAGAAAAGAAGTTGGCACTTGCATCTGTTACTTTTGCGAATGAAAAAAAATGGACAAGGTTTAAGGTTTATGATGGCAATGATGACGAAACATGGCAAAAAGCAAATGAATTTTATCGGGGGGTTACTGGCAAAGATTTGAATGGTAGAACAAAACCTGATAAAATAGATAGGTTTTACCATTGCTCTACTACGAAAAAGTTAGCGAAATATAGTGATATTGATATCAAAAAGATGGAAAACCAATCGTGGCAAAGCACATTTCAACTTGTTCCGGGACGCTTGAATTATGCGCGTGTATTTGTCGGATATGATGACCTTGAGAACCCGGATGAATACACTATTCACATAAAGTATGTTAATGTAATAGATACTCCTGAAAATATAGCGACGTTGGATAAATATGCAAAAGGTAGCAATGACAAAAGTAATAGTAGTAAAAGTGACTCGACTACTTCTTCAGCTGAAACATCAGAAGATTAAAAAACTAAATTGAATAAAATCAATAAAAATTGCGTGCGTTGTGTTGCGTGTGTTGTTTTACTTTAAAAAAACAAATATAGTGGTGGTTTGTCACTATATTTTTTTTATGATTTCAACATTTCAATTATTCGAACAATTATAATGGGATGATAGTTAAATAAGAATTAAATAAAGTTATTATTGTTTTACACCTTTGGACTATTAAAACGCCGACAAGTCGGCGTGATATCAGTCACAAAGTAACAGTTACTAAGGTCATTTTAAATGACCGATGGTGTAATATTTTCAATTGAGAAATTAATTATATGTTAGTTTATTTTATCATACAAAATAAAAAAATTGAAATAGTTTTTTATTTATTTTAATAAAATAAAACTTTTAAACACACCAACATGTCTACTAAGCCGTATGGAAATTACACGTTGTCGGAAATGCGTCGAATGCTTGAAGAAAGAGATAGATTTCAACGCGAGAAAAGAGAACTTGAAGAAGCAATGAAAAAAAGTTTCATTGAAGAAAAAAATAGACAAATTAAAAAATTGTTTGAATCTCTTTCAATGACTACAAACTGGGATGAATTTCGCGAGGCCAAATTTCAAATCTTCAAAGACATGAAGAGAGAATTTGAAAATAATGTTCAAGAATATGATGAAGACCGACGATCAAATGAAGAACATCAAGAACATCAAAAATATCAAGAATATCAAGAACGCCAAGAAGAACGCCAAGATGAACAAGAAAATAAAAAAGATGAAGCTGATGATGAAGAAATAGAGGTATGTAGATGGAAGCACAACGGTAAAAAATACTTGAAATCAATTGAAGGTGAAAATAAAGTATATGATATTAAAACGCATGACTTTATTGGCATTTGGAATCCTATTAAAAATATAATCGAAGAAGAGCAGATAAATTCAAATGATGAAACCGTTGAAGATAGCGGTGAAGACGAAGATGAAAATACTGAAGAAGAACGCTTTTATGATGTAGAAGATTCATATTTTGATGATGTTTCTACTATAGATTCTGAAGATGAAAAAATATCATCTATGCAACCAAAGAGAAATGAAAATGTCTTTTTGAAAAAGAGGGTAAATGTCGATAGAAGTGTTAGTTTGTCTCTCATTCCCGAAAATGCTCTTCTTGCTGCTGCTTATCGCAATAAAAATGGAATAATTAAACATTTTGAAATTGTTAAAAAAGGTAAGAAATTTGTTAATAGAAATGAAAAAAATATTAAATACGATAGTTTGAATAAAGCGTCTCAGCATTTCTTGAATAAATATGGCTTCAAAAGTAAAGGCAGTGCATGGAAGACGTTTAGTTTAAAAAATGTTAAAACAGGTGAATTGGTTTCAATTGACAACATCAATGAAGAACGGTATTTTGAAAAAGGGTTACTAAAAAAATCTGATTTTACAGTAGTTAGATGAATAAGATCATTTTAGATTTAGATTTAGATTTAGATTTAGATTTAGATTTAGATTTAGATTTAGATTTAGATTTTGGATAAAAAGTTATTAATAATAATATTTTTTTACAAATTATTATAAACAACTATTAGCTGCTGGTAACCCGCATTCAGTAAAAGTATTAGTAATATTAGCAGAACATAACATGTTGCCTGGATAACGTAAATTATAACCAGTTTTTTCATTGTAGATTTTACTAAGGTCATTCATATTTTCATCTAAAACTTTTGCTTTAATATTAGAATTCATAGCAGTACTGTCGTCAGCATTTCCAATAGGAGTATCATTATAAACTATATCTGGCATATCCATCGTGTCATTTTGGTCTTGGGCTAATCCTGGATTTAAATTTTGCATTTTTCTAAATCCTATGCAAGGAACTTCTACTTTTGTTTTTCCACAACCTTTACAACAATCATCGTATTTACATTTGTCTAATGGACTTTGGCATTCATATGGACATTTCATATAACATTTTCCATCAGGATTTTTATAAATAGATGATTCACAATTATTTGAAAGAAATCTAGGTTTAATACAACCAGGCATACATCTATTATCTTGACATAATCTTACGCCATCTGCTGGTGAACGTTCCATGCCTTCTTTAACATTTAATCTTTTTTTTATAATCAAATATGTATAATAAAATAATATAATTAAAAAACCTAAAGTTATAAAACCTCTTTTAAATTTAAAGAAATTCATAAATGAATTTATAAAATTATTCATATTTTTTTTCATATATATAAACAATTAATAAAATTAATTTATCTTTAAATATATATGTCTGAAACGTCTAGTTTAATAGATGAAAAAAAAAATCAACAAATAAATGAAAAAGAAGAAGAAAAAAATGTAGATTGGATAGGTTTTTTTAAAGCTACACTAGTTAATATGATATATGTTATTATTTGGGCGATGCTTGGATCAAATCTTGTATATTTTTTACACAGTGATTTAGATGTTCTTTTTCCAGATAATAGAAATATGCCACCATATTCAAATCCAAAAGAATCTTTAAAAACCAGATTTATTGAAATGGTAGGTCTGCAAAAGGCAGGCATGCAAAAGGGCGGAAAATATAGAAAAGAAAACAGTATTTGTGTTTCTGATTATAAAAATAATGAAATAACGCCTGGATTAATTTCACTAAGACAAAAATTAGGAATGAATGAATTAAGCGCACCTTATAGTGGAATAACAAATGAATCTGGCATAAAGGCATTATTTAGTAATCTATTTGGTTCTTCGGCAAGATATTCTTATATAATGGGTAGACGATTAATCAAAACATTTTTTAAAATGTTAAGATTAGAAAGCGGTTGGGGGGAAACAATTTTATTTTTATTAATTCCATTTTTTATATTTATTATGGTTTTCCAAGTACCATTCTTTTTTGGATTATTTACTACTATATGGGGTGAAATAACGAGTAGTTCGTTTGGTTGGTTATGGACATTTTGGTTTTCATTTCTTTTTGGTTTACCATTTATATGGGCAGCATTAGTTGGTGTTTCACAATCCATAAATTTTTTTATGACAATTTTATTTTTACCAATTTTTGCTGATTTTGGAAAGGTGAAAGAAATATTAGGTTGCAATACCCATTTATTTAATGGATTATTTTGCCTATTAACAATTTCATCAGCATTTACACATTTAGATGGTCTTCTTGCTTCTATAATCACAGTTGTTATGTTTTTTTTGTGGTATATGAGAAAATAATAGTTTTATAGTTTTATAGTTTTATAGTTTTATAGTTTTATTAGCATTTTATAAATATTAATAAATAATATATAAAAATAATTAACTATAAAGAATTATAATAATATTATGGTAAATAAAAATAAAAATAAAAATAAAAACAAATTAAAAACTAATGTTTCTCAATTACCTTTTGTAAGTTTATGTACTCCTACATTTAATAGACGACCGTTTATTTCTTCAATGATAGATTGTTTTAATCATCAAGATTATCCTAAAGATAGAATGGAATGGATTATTATTGATGATGGAACAGATAAAATAGAAGATTTAGTTAAACACATTCCCCAAGTTAAATATTTTAAATATGATGAAAAAATGAGTTTGGGTAAAAAAAGAAATTTAATGCATGAAAAAACAAAAGGTGATATACTTGTTTATATGGATGATGATGATTATTATCCTCCTAATAGAGTTTCACATGCTGTAGAAACATTAACAAACCATCCAGAAGCATTATGCGCTGGTTCAAGTCGCATGTATATTTATTTTAAACATATTAATAAAATATGGGCATTTGGTCCTTATGGTCCTAATCATGCAACTGCAGGTACATTTGCGTTTAAGAGAGAATTATTAAACCAGACAAAATACGAAGATGGTGCTGCTATTGCAGAAGAAAAGGCATTTCTTAAAAATTATAAAATACCATTTGTTCAATTAGATCCATTAAAGGTTATTTTGGTTTTTTCACATGAACATAATACATTTGATAAAAGAAAATTATTAGATATGCCTCATCCTGACTTTTGTAAACCATGTGATTTAACAGTAGATGATTTTATTAAAGAACCAAATCTTAAAAACTTTTACATGAATGAAATAGATAAGTTAATTAAAGATTATGAGCCAGGACGCCCTGAAATGAAACCTGATGTTTTAAAACAGATAATAGATATTGAAGATAGACGTAAGAGAGAAATTGAAAAATATAATCAAAATAATCAAAATAATCAAAATAATCAAACATTTATATCAGTTCAACAACCAGGAAAACCTCCGATTAATTTAAATACTGAACAAGTAGTAGATCTTCTTAGAAAACAAACCGCTGAAA